TTCTATAAGTCTGTTGATCTGTTCTTGTCTTATGTTCATCTGGCAAACCAAACCATGCAGCACATAATGGGAAATAAAAGTCAACGCACTCCTGCACTCTTCGTCTACTGTCTTCATCTTTATTCCAAAAGAACTTTGTCCATCTTTCTCCGTGACTAACATGGAAAGTTTCCTCGTAATTTACTTTGCGTAAACCACGTGCAAGTGGTGCGTAACTGCAATTCTCTTCTAGGTCAACGGTTGTAATGTATCCTGCTCTGTCGCCGTAACACATACTGACTACAGTTTCAATGTAATCTTCATGGGGGAATTCTAACATTTGGAATGTACGCCATTCCTCTGGGTCACGATCAAACAAAAAATCATGTGTGTCATATCCAAAGTCTTCTAGTAGTCTGTACATAACCTGTGCATGACCTAGTTCGTCCTGACAAGCTGCTGCAACTGCTAGTTTATCTTCTAGTGTAGGTGAGTTTTTAATAGCAGGAAAATATGTTGGTAGTGTTACTACTTCCAAGTCTGCTGCGATATGAATAGTATTAACAAGTACATCCTTGTACCTGGGTGTCATTTCGTCCGGATCTTCTACTTTATATCCTGTTGCTAATTTTTCTTGCAATCCTTGTTCATTCATCTTAACCCCAATCTGGAAATCGTACTTCCTCTTCTTCATGCAAGCAACCACCACAATGACAGTCTGTGCATACTAGTGTATCACAGTGACAGAGGTGGCTACAGTTTTTACAATAAATTTTTTGTTCGTCGCTTAACATCCACTGCTCCCTGGGTGCGGCAATTTTGAGCATTTTTCACAACGACAGTGTTTACAGACTTCAATCTGTCCTAAATGTTTGTCCCAACAAGTACGGAAGTCTTCAAGTAAAGGTGCGCCGCAATGACTTGTCCGGCCACAGTTTTGACAATATGGTCCACCCGTGAGCATTCTTACTTGTTTTGGTCTGCTTTTGCTTTAGCCGCAGCCGCTTTAGCTTTCTTTACTTCAGCGTTGATCTTTGCGTAGTTGCGACCTTCTGCTTGAGTTTTCTTATCACCCCATGCACCTAGTCTGTCAGCTACAACTTGAGGAAGAATGCCTTCCTTTGCACAAGCCACTGCATCGTCCCATGATCCATAAGCATATACTTTGCCATTATTGTGGTAATTTCCACTGGCTGGATCATAGTTACATGTATCTTTAGTAGCAGCGGCGTATCCAACACTACCTGCTGTGATAATGGCTGCTGTTACAAATCCTGCAATTAAATATGATTTCTTCATTTAAATAATCCTTCTAGTCTGGTTCCTATGCTGTTACCAGCTTGTTTGTCTTGGTTATCAATACTTTTCTTTTTAGCGTCTTGGACACCTTTTTCTTGATCGTCAATCGCTTTGTTTTGATCTTCGTAATAACGCCTGTATGCCGCTATTACTGCTTTCTGCTGCTTGACTAGCTTCTGTAGTTTTGCCATATTAACGCTAAGGTCTTCGTAACCTCTATCGGTCAATCCAAAAATTACAATACTAAATTTTTTCTTTTGTAGATCTTCCCATACACTCTGAACATTATCTTCAGTCACAATGATCCAACTTACTTCATCTAACTTCAGCACATCCACAGGTGGCAAATCAAGTGGAACACGTTCTAGTGGTGCACTTACTATTTCAATTTGCTTTACAGGCGTGCCACACGCTGCCAAACTAAGGACGAGGAATGTACCGAGGATTGGCCACGTCAGGGCACATCGTGTTGATCTGACTTTTCTTTTCAGCATTATCTTCTTTCTCTGTTCGCGACGCACCACTTAATATCTCAAAACAGCGCATTACATTGTTACTGCCTTTATCAATTACCCGTTCGATTAGTTTGGGTTTTACTATAGCACGTTCGCCGATGTCGCGTTGTCCGACAACTTTACTTACTTTATTAAATTTTCCTCTTAGATCATCTACCGCTTGTCTGCTTGCTTGAAACTCTTGGTTAAGAGCATTCTTTTCTGCATTAACGACAGCAATGTCTTTCTTTTGCTGTTCGATAGCTTGTTTTTGTGTTTGTACTGCGATTTCTAACTTAGCATTATTTTCCGCAAGGACACGCATGCGCTCTTGGGTATCTGTATAATACCAATAAGCACCTCCGCCCATTGCGAGCATTAGTATAAACATTATGCCTGCTAGCTTAAATCCCACTGATTAATTCCAAACTTTATTGATAGTTGATCCTGAAATACTTAACCAGAACTTGTTGTCTTTTACTTTGCACTTCACAGTATGTCCTGGAGGAATACCTGAAGTAATATGCTGCACAACATACCCGTGTGCATCGTCCCAGCCGTGTTCTACAGTGCGATCTTTACTAGCATACCAAGTATCTATATTTGCTTCTGATACTGTGCCGACTGGATCTACTGCGTGTCCTGTTCTCCAATTTGCCATTTTACAAATCTCCTATAGTATACTGTATTTATAGTATCAAGCTATGCCAATGCTCTCATTCTATTAACAAGTCTATCAGCACGGTTAGTAACTTGTTTATACCAACCGCTATCTACCATCTCATCTGCAGCCATATTCCAATCACGGGCATCGACGCCACGTTTCATACCCTTAAATTTGCTTAACCGTGGTCTACCCATATTAAACATCATGTTTGCAATTATTTGTTGAGCTTCTTCTGGCAACTCATCGAAGTCTGGATAAAGGATGGCGCAGTCTCGCAGGACGTTTTCGCAATCCTGTTCGAAGGCCTCAATGACTCTGGACTCACTGACGGGAGTCCCGTCATCTTCCCCGTATTCGGGGTCAGACTCAAGAATAAGATGACCAATGCCAAAAGTAGGATAGCCAAGGTGATCCTTGTATACCTCATATTTGACTCCTTCGTCAATTTCGAGTTGTTCTCTTAAAACTTGTAAATCCATCGATGTCTCCTTTTTTTCTCGATATACGTGCACTGTTTAACATACTCTCAAGAACATTTTTGGATTCTTTTGCTTCCTTGTATGCTCGTGGACTGAGAGGTATAATCTGATTTAAACTTTTTTTGTTTAGTTTGTAAGTAGGGTTACGTTTGTCTTGGAAATACAAAACCTGCCAGTCTTCTGGCTTGTGTTCTGTTAGATTTGAAAGATCACCAATTAAACTAATAAGTTTCTCTGGGTACCAAGTTCTACGTGGGCATTCTACAAATACAAGATACTCATCTTTGGCAACTTCGCCTGGTGATGTCTCAGCATCAAGTATCCAACTATATCCACGCTCTAGAAAACGTTCTAGGTCATTTGCTGGATTCTTACCAAATACTTTAAATGTAGTAACGATAACGTCTGCATCATCGCCCATTTTAGCAGAAAATTCGTCAATATGAATCTTGTTGCTAATTCTACCTACTAGGTCACTAGCTTGGAGGCTTTCATTAAACTGTTGGTGCGGCATTTGGGTCTCCTGGTACTGCACCCGTCTGGGCATCCATTGCTGCGGTATCCTGCATGTTCTGGTTGTATGCATCGTCTAGCTCTTGTAAATCAATATCCTGACCTTCAAGTTCAATAAAGCCTTCTGCAATGTCTTCTATAACTTCTCTGGGCATCTGAATCTTAACTGTCCAAACAGGATCTTCTTTAAGTTTTGCTTTTTTAGTACCAGGCCTGAAGTCTGAATAACTTTCAATTTTCACTGGGGTCTTGAGCGTGTCTTTTATATACTCCACTTTAGCGCGATACTCTAATAGCCTTTTACCTCCATCAGGATCAGGCATAAGTTTTTGAGGCCACATAAATGTGCACTCTACCCAGTGTCTGTGACGTACTGGGCCTTCAATAAGCTCACCCGTTTTCCAGTTTTTAAACGCATAGATGTCTAGTTCATCTAATACTCGCTCAAAGTCCATAAGCGTTTTTAAACTAGATTCGCTCATATAGATCTTTTTGCTGTTCTCTACAATGTCTTTAATATCCATGATAACACCCTTGTAATGTATTTATACTATAGATACATCCATACCAGCATTGGTATTATTATAGCAAACTGTGGTAGGAAGTTCAATATAATTGCTTTCTCATTCCAACGATATCCAACATAAATCCAACCACTAGCACCTACCATTTGTAATAAACTATTCCAAGGCGTAATGCCTGCAACGTGCAGGACCATCGCTATTAAGATAGTCACTGCACTTGCATATTTAATTACTGTAATGTGATTCACTACTTGATTAAGTCTGATTTATACACTGACTTTAGACCTAGTGCTTCTGTGTTAAACTTAACAAGATTGCGTAGTGCATCTTTAGTAATGAATGTCATTAGAACGTCTCGCTGTCGATTTCCATCGACACCAATCTTCCATTCATACTTACCAACCTTCTTCTGGATATTGGCAATCGCAGTAGCATCTTTACTCATTGCTGTAAGTGCATCCTGCAACTTCTGTGCATTGGGATTGTCTTTGCGTACCCAAATAGCCTTTTGCATACCATCTCGAAAACTTTTTACGAGTTTATATGCATCGTAAAACTCACCACTTGGTGCAACACCATACTTATTTTTGAACAAAATCTCAAACTGCATATTGGGATAGTTTGGATCATCCATGTGTGATGCAGTATTTGCATCTAGAATACCATGTGTAAACCACACCTTAGCGTTTGGATTTGGTGCAACATGTTTTTTATATGCTGCTGGATTCTCTCTTGTGCCATTCAGTTCACCACGTTTAAATGCTAGACGCCGTTCGCCACCGCTCATACCTGCTACCCAAATAACATTTTTCTTAAAACATTCAACATACTGATCCATACTCAAATCAGGTCCACACAACAACATTGTCATTGCAAATGCCTCTGGAACCATTCCAGAACCAGCGGCAAATGAAATCTTATCACCTTCTTTGAAGTCTTTACTGATGCCTGCAATAATGTCCAAGTTCATAAGTCCAATGCTGGTATAGTCTGCATAATTATAATCAACATTCTCCTGCAAAAATGAAACACCATTCCCACCATGAGACACCATTACAGTCTTATCGTCTTTCTGTAGGTCATTATGAAACTTATTAAAGCCGGGAATATCTCTTGCGCCCGGAATAGTTTTGATAATAATTTTCTCACCAAGAAATGGGGCAAGTTCTTTGGCGACAATTTCAGTCCACACAGTGGTTCCACCGCCGGGTTTTTGTGGGACAACAAATGTATAATCAGCACTTGCTGTCGAAGTCATTCCTAGCACCATGGCTAGACTGATTAGTAGTTTACGCATAATTTAATCTCCTTTTTGTGGTTATACCCCATGCAAACACACCTGTGGTTATTAGTACAAGTATAACAAATATTGGTCGCGTGACCAGTTGATCAATTGAATACAAACTGGTCATTTGTAGTGTTAGAGCCTCTACACGCTCTGCTAGTATAAATCCAATAACCATCCCTGGTCTACTAAATTTATATTTCTTACACAGTATGCCTAGAACACTACATACTGCAAAAATAAAGTAATCTTCCCATCCACCGGTGTACTGCACACATGCCCAAGTAATAAACACTAGCAACAGTGGAAAATAGTATTTGTATGGTACACGGGTAATAGCACTGATGTAACGTGTAAATACCAAACAAAACACACCCACTAGCACCGTTGCCCACATAAATCCAAATGTTAAACTGTCAAAGAAACGCTCGTCATGTGCTAAGTCTGGTGTACCCAGTTCAAATCCCAAGTACATGAACAATGCCATGATCACCGCTGCAAATGGTGCGCCGGGAATACCAAACAACACAGTAGGAATCATTGACGTTGCCTTCTGTGCATTGTTCGCACCCTCTGGTCCAATAACACCTTTGATGTTTCCGTCACCAAACTTTTCATTTGGGTGGGCAGCAACAGTTGATCCATATGCCATCCAGTCTGCCATTGCTCCACCTAGACCAGGCAGTAATCCAATGAACGCACCTATAAAGCCACCGCGCAGTGCATCCCATTTGTTAGCCCATACTGCCCGTACGCCTGCTACAGTTTGCCCAAGTTGATCTGTACTGTTTGTGGTTGCAAGTCTGCGCTTTAAGCCATCGACTAGTTCTGGTATTGCAAACAATCCCGCAACAAACGGCATGAGTTGTATACCTGCACCCAAGTAATCCCAGCCCAGGGTATAACGATCAGCATTTGTTGCAGGATCAGTTCCAATAATGCCTAAACCAATTCCTACTACAATAGCAATTAAACTACGCATCCACCAAGTACTCGACACAAAACCAACAGTGGCAAGTGCAAGCATGGTAAACGCCCAAAGTTCTGGTATACCCAAGATCATTAACAGGTTTGTATACCAAGGTAATAGTGCAAAGGTAAGCGTCCCCCATAATAAACCATTTATAGTACTTGTTGTCACTGCTGCTGTTATGGCGTAGGTTGCTTGGCCTTTTTGCGCCAGGGGAAACCCATCTACCATTGTAGCGGCGGCACTGTTAGCGCCTGGTATACCAAGTAATACTCCTGTGTAAGTATCACCTGTTGTTGATGCGGCTACAACAGCCATACAGAATATAACACCCAAGTAAGGCTGATCAACGAAATAACTAATAAATCCAAACAATGCCACAAGACCAGTAGTAGCACCAGCACTTGGGATGATACCTATTAGTAGTCCGTATAATGTTCCTGCTACGAGAGCATAGATTTCAGGCATATAGAATCCACAGAGGGTTTAACACCTGCTGTGCCTTTTTAATTTGTTATGGGGGAAATACTTCTGAACTTCACGCTATGTCCGTTAGTAGTATTATGTCTTTATTTAGTACGCCACACGAAGTACAACCTATTTTTGTGACTGTCAGTTCTGATATCTAAAATATCAACACCAAGTTGTTCAGCACAGTTAACAATGAAGTTCGTATCCCAGGGATAGAAGTAAATCCAGTTTGATTCTGATTTGTCATGTGGTAGGCCTGGATTAGCACGGAAGAACATTACTGCACCTGGATTACACAAGCTCACAGCATGTTCTAGTTCTGCAAAAATTTTATCTGTGCTACCAAAGTTAATTGATCCTAGGGCAAGTGTGGCATCATACTTTTCATCTGGATGATGGTCTAGTAGTTTAACACACAAGTCTGCTGCATCATTGTAAGGATCAATACCCACAATGTTATCAATCTTGCCTTTGAACTCATGATAGCCACAGCCAATGTCTAGCACACGGCGCGGTTTCAAACTGTTTATCTCGTTAATAAGTGCAGGTCCACTGTACTTGTACTTTGCCATTTCGCCTTGCCATACATTGCGAAAGTAGTTGTCTAGTACCTTGTCATCAATGCGATCAACAAGCTCACCGATATTGTTATAATCAATATTATCTAGTTCAATATCAAATGTACCTTGGATAGCCTGCTTCAGTGTCTCAGGGTGTCGTAACAACTGTGGACTAGTGTGTATCATTTGTTCAAGTTTGTGTAGAATTTTATGATTCATTATGTTGTTTCCATTGTTTGTAAAAATAGTCTGCGTATATCTTGTTTGTTTCTTGATTCATATGATGCCCATCTCTGTTTTTACATTTTTTGTCTGACAAAAAATTACCAAACTCTTTTGTAAACATATCTGGATGGGGTGCAGCACCTTGTATAAATTGTTCTAGTGTAGGCCAGACCTGTCCTCGAAGATTATTATATGCATCTTCGCTAATAAATTTTCTATATATTTCTTGATTATCGGAAAAATATAATGGTACCTCAAAAAAGTATATTTCTATTTCTGACAGGAACTGCCTTTCCTCGTCTGTGTAATTCCAGACTGGCAATGCACATTCAATTGCATTTGGTATACGGTGTTCTAAAAAATATTTACAATTTTCACTATCATTGTGTACTTCTTGTCCAAATTTGTTATCAACCAATCGCCTATGCAAATAACTATACATCACAAAAGTATTCTGTACATCAAATAAATCACAAGCTCTATCATACACCAATCTTATAGCATCATTACCTGCACCATCCATACCTAAATTAAGTGTGGGAGCGTCAAAATGTAGTGCTAATTGACTGCACCAACTATGCTCTATTGGTCCACCTACATTAACAGTAAAACTATCTCCTAAGCAGATGTTTACTTTTTTATCTATGTATTGGTTGTAATCTGGCCCTCTAAATCCCCAACTGTTAAATTTATAATCAAAGTCTTGAATGGGGTATGCATGCCAATCTTTACTTGTAACAAGCCCCTTATCTGGATGATCCATTCCACTTGTTGTATTGCGATAGTTAGCAGATATTTCATAGTATTTTAGATCGTTAATGAGCATAAATTTTACTCTCTAATGCTATTCTTTTTGTAATTTCTTCTGAAGATATTGGCATATGGCTGTTAGTAGTAGATGTCCATTTGTTATAAACTTCAACGGCATCATCAAAATTTATAACACGTTTTTGTTTATCCTGCATGGTGTTCATTTTTACAGGAATTTCATTTGGAAGTTTTTTGGGTAGCAGGCTTTGTATAAACTGTTTCAACTTTATAGCACCCGCTGCTTGGTCTCTATTACATACATATTTTTTATCTTTAGTTTGCATATACATACTGGTCATATATCTAACAGTGCTGTAATCCTGTAGACTAATACCAAATCTATTTTCAACATTATGATCTAATCCTGTTAACTCTTTCATCATACTGTCTACATCACGGTGATTATCATCATAGTTTACAGCTCTAGTAATATTAAAATTATCTTTTGCCCAGTATTCATATGCACTATATTGCTCTAGTTTTCGATTAAAATATCCTAAATCCACAGTTTGCTTTACGTCCTCACCATGCACTGATATTCTTTCTTTTATGCTGTATACATTTAGAACGTTAGTATTATTTCTAATACTCCAGCTCAGTGCATATTCAAATGGATCTCTAGTACAGTAAAATATTTTATCAAACTTTTTATTACATGCGTCATATAACTGTTGATAGTTTTCTTTTTTATATTTTAATCGTCTGTAAATATGATATTGCGCAATACGAGAAACTAAACTATTGCTTGTGGATTGTAGTAATTCACATATTTCATGTATTGTTTGAGAATAGCCTAAATTAAAATCTTTATATAAACTACCATCTTTGTTACCGAGTCCGTTTAATAGTTCATGTGTGTTCCAATAATCTAAGTCTGCACACTGAAGATACACAGTCAATGCACGTTGTAAGTATGTACTACCTACTCCATCAGGAGTTAGTACTAGATAATTGTTACATGTCTCAACTGGATACATTAGTTGCCTTTATAAGTTCCTATAGAAACATCACTGAGTTTATGATGTTGTACCCATTGTACACTGTGTTTCTGTGCAAAGTCAAGCATTGCTCTATTCTGCTCTGCTATTTTAAATTTCATTACGTTGTCATCAACGTAGTATTTGTAGTCTGGGTAGGTAATACTCCAGCCACCTGCTTGCATCCACCATTCGTAACATAGATGGTCTGGTCTATGGACCATTATAATTTTACTACTCGGGAACCGATCAACAATTTTATTTAATTGTGTGGACCACTCGTGACTCTTAATTAGTCTTGGACCAGTTTGCTCAGCGGCAAAAGGTCTATGCAAAGTAGCAATATCTAATTCAGGAGGAAATTCCATTCCTGTGCCAAAATATGCTCCTAGGTGTCCAGAGTATGCACTATGAGTATACTCTCGGGCGGGCGTACGATCACTAGTATCGTAGTTGCCTTGCTCTTCTATTTCTTGAGCAACGCCACTCCATTTGCTTCCTGGCGCACCGGTAAAAAATGTGGGGGGTATGTAGATCATATAAGTATTTATAATAGTAGCATATAATAAATGGATTATTAATGACAATTTTAATAGCAGGTGGAGATAGTTTTACCTTTGGAAACGAATTGGCTGATTGTACACCAACACAATTTAGTAACTCCACATGGGCAAGCCAACTTGCTAACAAGTTAGACATGAGCTATGACTGTACTGCCTGGGGTGGCGACGGAAACAGTGCAATAGCTCGTAAAACAATGACAGCATGTAACAAGCATTTAGCACAAGGGCACAACATTGCAGTAGCGGTAATGTGGAGTTACCCTAGTAGATATGAGTTTAGATTTAAATATGATACACAAGAAAAACATTCGCCCTGGTATACTATAACTCCCTGGACACATGAAAAAGATACTAGCGTTATTACTGGTGCATTTGCAAATTTTAAAGAAAACATATTTGATCACTACAAAAATAATCAAAAAACTGCACAGTCCACAGGATTGGCAGCATTTAGTGAACACTTCTTTAAGGATGTTGGAGATAGTGAATACTATGAACTTTATACATCTATTAAGGAGATGGTATTCTTGCAAGACTGGCTCAAACAGCGGAATGTGCCCTACATTTATACATATGTGGATATTACCGTATTTGAACAAAATGTACCTGTGGACAGTTATTTAGAGTGTTTGTACAACAGTTTAGATCATTCTAGATGTTACACTGATATAGGATTTTACAAATGGTCGCAAAAAAACGACTTTCCATTCGGTGCAACACATCCTCTAGAACCTGCTCATACTGCTTTTGTAGACAAAATATTACCCTTCGTTGAGCATAGACTCAAATAACAGTATATAACAGTTATGCCACCTACTTAAATACGTTTGGAAAGGGGGCTTAATGCACCTTATATCAACCGCACTTAAAAAACGCCTCCTCGAAACTTATTAACGGAGGAATATTTAATGAGTCGCAAGAACACAAAACGTTCAAATAAATTTTCAAATAAAAAAAACTATGATAATGTGGTAACTCTTGAACCTTACATGGAGAAAAAGAAACAAGTTAATCTTATACCACGAAATTTAAATCAAGAAATATATGTCCAATCATTACTAGACGAGCAACATACTATGGTATTTGCCACAGGGCCAGCGGGTACAGGAAAAACCATGCTTGCAGTATTAGCCGCGGTTCGAGCACTAAGAAACAGAGACATAGAACGCATTGTAATTACACGACCAGCCGTGGGAGTAGATGATGAAAAACATGGCTTCTTGCCTGGTGATCTAAATAGTAAAATGGAACCTTGGACACGCCCGATATTTGACGTAATACAAGAATACTATTCCCCAAAGCAAATTAAAACAATGATTGATGAAATGGTCATTGAAATTAGTCCTCTAGCATATATGCGGGGCCGCACCTTTAAAAACGCATTCATTATCGCAGATGAAATGCAAAATGCCACACCGAATCAAATGAAAATGTTATTAACACGCATTGGTGACGATAGTCGCATGGTTATCACTGGTGATGTGCAACAAACAGACCGCAAAGAGGCACACAATGGATTACTTGACTTTAGTAAGCTCTATGCTAGACACCAAGACAGTAAGTTTATAGATATGGTTGAATTTAATTATGCTGATATCGAACGACATCCTGCCGTCCGAGAGGTATTAGACATTTATGGCGATAAATAAACATATACATGTAAACTTGCAAGGAATAACTAATTATGGCCAATGTAACCTTTAATCTTAGACTTATACAAGCCGCTGCTGATACAGACAGCGCAGATGCTGTCATTGACGTAAAAATGGACGGAACTGTAGTAGCTAGTGCAGCTACTATTTCAAGTACAGATATCAATGCTCCCACAGAAGTATCATTTACAGTCAATGACTTCACTGAAGCATCACACAGTATGGAAATTGCTTTTACCAATCCATATTATGTAGACTATACTGATTATAGAGAAATTAAATTCCTAGGCGGCGATATAGTTACTGCTTACGACACTTTCAAAACTGGAGTCCAAAAAGATAATCAGGATGCACTGATTTCTCGTAATTATTATCCAGCAACAGAAAATGCCAGGGAGTTTAGAACTACTTGGTCAGCATTAACCATTGATGGAGACGCAGTAGCCAACAGTGGAGACACAACATGGAACGAAAATTCACAGAATATGTATAATGGATCAATGATTATTACATTCGCCTATGCAAACGATGGATATAACGAATATCCATATCGAAATCTACTAGATGCAGACAGTACACCACCAACACTAAGTAACACAATGCAAATTCCTTGGGGTTCACCCGTAGTCCGGCCTCCTGGAAGACCTGATGACATAGTTGGAAGACAGTTTGCAGATGAAGAATAAAAATATTGATATATCAGTAAAAGGGAGCATTAGTGCTCCCTTTTTTAGTCCCAGCGTGTGTGGTCGTGTACGTTTCCAGTTACGATCTCGTATATTTCTCGCCAGTTCTTAACAAACGGAGCACCACCTTCGTAGTGTAGATTAAATGCATGCTCTACCACTAAACTCTTAAGCCCCATTTTAAGACCTAGTTCAGCGTTAGTAGGCTTGTCTTCAATCCAATACAGCCCTGTATCCTTGTACTCAGCAAGCACTGCATCTTTATCTTCGCCCGTGTCTAAGAATATAAACTTCTCAAAAGTGCCTTCACCAAACAACTTTTGTAGGTTGCGAGTACGCAACTTCTGTGCACTTGGGTCCTTGGTCATACTAGTTATAACGTGAAACTTGTATCCTAGATTAGCAAGTAGCCTAACATAGTGCTCACTATCACGTAGCGCAGGGAGGAATCCCTGTACAGCACTCTCATTAAAGAACCGTACAAGTCTGCTGCCTTCTTCTCGTTCTAGTCCATATCGCTTTGATACATTATAAATGAAGTTGCCATTATCGATCATAGTATGACCATGGTCCTCCATCCATATATTGAAGGCGTACTCCCAGTTAAGGAGTACGCCGTCGCAGTCTGTAAGTATTGTTTTATTCAACTGTTTCTTTCTCCGTTTATGATTGTTTCTTGTCTGATGCCTTTGGCCTGCCGGGACCACGTTTCCAAGGATTGAGAGCACCTTCTTCTAGCCCTGTTTCACCAGCAGGGATTGTTTTAATTACCCCGCCATTGGCAAGGAATTCTTCAATTGCTTTGTCGTTTTCTGTTTTTTCATTTGTCATAATCATCTCCTGCTTGCATTAAAAATATTGTGGCCCGCAGCTTCAATACGTTCCCGCTCCACCGCGGGCCACTCTTCCTACAGTCTGTTGTTGCGGGCTGGTAAACCCACTTCAATCATAGGGTAAACCGTACACCCTACTAGTCCGCACTCCCTGCGGGCACGTTATCAATTATAGCACCTTTACGTAGTTGAGAACCGTCTCTTTTCCGCCGTGGTAGTTGCTAGTCTGGTGCCGCTTAACACGACCCTTGATATTACCGCACCGCATGCCGTCGAAGTCGTTAGCATTACTAGTAAAGAACACAATCAGATCGTTGCCTGCTCTAGCGTTAACAACGTGACAGTTCAACTTCTGAATGAAGTTACAACGAAGGACATCAATAGCAAGCTCTACAGTATCGCCAATCTTACCAACATACTGGCTATCATCTGATAGAGCTCGCTGTTGTGCTTCAACTGCATCACGCTCCACACTACGAAAGTAGCTCTTGGGCAGGCTTGCTACAATCCCAAACTCGTTAGCAGCCACCTTGCCCGATTTAATAAGACCTAAAATCTTCTGCTCAAATTCGTTTATGGTTGCGCCCATTGCTTTTAGCACTAAACCCTGGTAGTAACTGATAATTTCATCAGCAACAGCATAGTCCTCAGCATCAGCAACATTATCAAAGAAAAAGTTAACTTTAGGATGCATCAAATTATCTGGGGGAGTTGCATCAGTAACGCTATAAAGCATTAAATGTTTGTTGGTATGATTTCGAATAATGTAATTATCTGCATCTTTGTCAAACTCAGTAACAGTATTTGTGATGAGTTGCCAGAAGATGTATTCGTCACCGTTGAGGCGGTAGGCCATCACACTCGCAGCCATCACATCACGGAGCGGATAAGTAGTTGTATAATCAAATCGGGCCATGTTCTGATCCTTTTGGTCCTTTGTTTAACTTACTCTATTATAATAGCATAGGATACGCTCGTGTCTACCATTTCTTGGGAAAAATACAGAAAATATACTGTTGCAAAATTGCAACAAGCTACTGTTGAATGGGAACCCTATTGGCATGTGGTTATTGAGGATACACTAGATCCAGAGCTGTATGAACTGTGTATGCAACATTGGCCCGATATGGCTACTGAAATGAGCCGTACCAACCCTGAGGGATTTAACCAAAACCGTGCAATCTACATACCCGAAAGTGGCAGTATAGACTTTTGGCAAGAGTACTACCATAACATTATGGAACATACAGATGTACAACAGGCAGTATATGCTTTAGAAGGGCTTGAGTATGCTGGTGATCGTTGGACAACCAGCAGTCTCTGGGAGGACTATGCTGGCTATGGTGTAAACAATCATTATGACGGGCATACTATTAACACTGCTTGGCAGATCTATATGTTCTGTGACGGCGGGGAACAGTGGGGGACTAGTATCACCGATGAGAACGATAATGAAATAAAAAGGTTTCCGTTTCGTCCTAACTTTAGCTGGCTAATGCGTGTAGATGCTTACAGTTGGCATCGTTGTGACCCTATACCCTGTAACTTGCGTCAGAGTATTATGACTAGATATATGGCTTAAAAAAATCGTCTAGTTGTCTGATAAATCGATTAATATTTTCGTAATGGAAATAACACAGTGTTTTATAATTATGTTCACATATGTCGCGTGATCTTTCGTAAAACTCTTGGGCGTTAATGTGGGTCATTGTGTGTATAATTTTATCTATTCGTGTTTCCAGATCAGGTTCGCTTGCAAAAGATTCATCTATAATACCGTCAAACGTTTTAAAACCCAATGAGTGCAGGGTGTCATAGAATCGGTAATCACTTAAACATATAAATGGAATTTTAGCTACTATTGGTTTCCATATTTTCTCTGTAGGAAAACTAGCATAGTCGTGTCTAGTCTCTGGCACAAGTTCATAATACACTGTATTGTATAAATCCCAGTATATTTTACCTTGAAGAAATTCGTGTTGCTCAGCACTGGTTAATGTACCTAACCATTTTTCATGTGTTTCTGTTTGGGGGACTATTCTGGGATGAATTACTCCTGCATAGTTTTTTAACAAATCTGCTTGTTTGAGCTTGTCTATTAAAATTTTCCTGTGCAATCTTCCTGGCTTTAGGATAGTAGTAAGTAAAAAATCTTTGGTTCTATTTTGATTTGTTTCTAAATAAAAATTATTCAATACATGTGTAAAATCATATGCTAGTGTTGCTATAGGAATACCTTTATTATGTAATTGTGCATCTGCATGTAAATGGACAGGTCTTGTAATTTGAGAAATTTGTTGTTTACCCCATTCATAAAAATTTATGTTATCCTGATGTTGAATAAAATATATATGACATCTACTTGCATTAATATCTGTTATAAACTTGTCAATATCTGTAAATTTAAAAATAGAATATGGAAGTATGAGCAGACATTCTTCTGGAGGGACTATAAAACGTTTCCCTGCACTAAAATCCCACTCATCGTAGTCCTCATATTTAAAACCTCTTGCATCTAAATAACCTTTTAAGATTGGGTGTTCTTCTTTGGTGGGAAATATGTATATCCTCATATTTGAGTAAGTTCTACCAGCGTTGCTGCTAAGTTGATCTCCTGATCTGCTACCATAGGAATGTTACGCAATCCTTTAGCAATGATTAACACTGCTTGATCCTGACCTTCTTGTGTGTCACTCCACAGTTCTAGATTGTCATACATCCAGCGGAACAGTTCGTCCATTTCATCTGCACGTACTTGACTGCATAGTAGTTTACGTGCTTCTAATAATTTGCCTTCTTTAAACAAATCAACCACTGCTAGCCTATAGTCAGCCATTGCGCTGTCTGATTCTTGTGGACGTACTAGTTTACCATCCACACTGTTCATCTGCACTAGGTTGATGCACTTGCGTAGATCAGGATATGTAGCCTTTACATAACTGTCCAGTGTATCAATGTCAATCTCAACGCCTTCAGTTACCAGCACTGTAGCAATACGTGCTGTGAACTCTGTGGTATCAATCTTTTCAATATGAAAACCCTGGCATCTACTGTGTAGCGCAGGAATAACCTTGTTAGGATAGTTACAAGTTAGGATAAAACGTGCAGTGCTTGAATACGTTTCCATTACACCACGTAGTGCTGCCTGTCCGTTGTGCCAAATGTAATCTGCCTCATCAAGTAGTACAACTTTAAACTCACCAAAGGGCATAGTTGCTACAAAGTTAGTGATACGTTCACGCACGTTGTCTATACCAGTCTCACGACTAGCATTGATCTCTAGTACATCAACATCCTGCACACCCAATTGATTGATTAGGATCTTTGCTAGTGTAGTCTTGCCTACACCCGGTGCACCGCTAAACAACAAATGCGGAATAGCACCACTGCTAATCCAACTTTCTACCTGATGCTTTTGATCGTTATCACGAAACACATAGCCTTCTAGTGTATCAGGTCTATACTTTTCTGTCCAAAGTTCTTTCACGTTTTACTGCCTTCTCGATTGTGTCTGTTCTATCTGTTACTGGTATAAGTGTAGTATTTGTTGGCTCAGGCGTACACAACCAGTTTAGGACACCGTGCTGTTTGCCAAATACATCTTCCTTAATCTTATTATGATTGTCTGGATTATACGTAGCACACGGCGCCCAATACATATTATAACTTAAACTGGATAGCAAGTCAAACACTAGACTGTTCATACTAGCATCCTGCATCTCAATAAACAGTATAGGTCTAAAGTATGTAATGGTGTTTTGAGCACCTTTGAGTACATTATACTCCATACCTTCTACATCAATCTTAATTAAATCAATGCGAGGAAAGCCCTTTATGTTATCTAGTTTGGTTTGTACTATTGATCCACCGGGTCTTACTTTTGTTTTACCGTAGTCAAACTGTGTGCTAACTTCTTGTACGCTGTCGCTGAGGGCAATAGGATTAACACTGATCTTATGTGCAACGCCGCGGTCCTGCATACCTATGTTTTTTACTAGTAGGTCATGGCATTCTGGATCAGGTTCAAATGCTACAACTTTGCTTACATAAGGTGCAAAGCCTAGTGTGTGTGAACCAACATTCGCACCTACATCTAAAACAAAACTATACTTGTCTAGTAGTGCTAGCAGCAGATCAACTTCAGGATAACAGTACTCTCCGTAGTGCTCTAGACTCCGACCAATGGTAAGGTCATCACTAAAGACATACATGTTACCATAGCGAGTGTTAACTAATTTTTGATTTCTCACGTTCTAGTTCTTCAGTTAGTTCCGAAATCCGCTTGTATGCAGACTGAAGTTGTGCTTGAAGTTCTTGTATATTCCGCACAAGTATATCAATCTTAACATGATCTGGCGCCGCAGGAGGCATATCCATCAGTTAGATCTCCAGTTTACCAACACCTACTTCGCCAGCATACTGTTGCGTCTGATGAGCCATACTGGGTGTCATAACTTCGTCCTGTGGTTGTTTATCGCTAATACCTAAAATATCATCCGGATCAACCGTGCGACAAACTTCCCCATTAAGATTAAATCCTCTGCTCCAGCGTCCGTGTGCTACTAGTACCCACTGGCCAACACTTACATCTTCCTGTTCGTGTCCAATTTCTATAACTTCAGCCCAGCGTGGATGGATACCACGCAGTTCTCCATCGTCACCTGGAATAATCAAGCCACTGGCTGTGCGTAATTCATCAAACTTCATTTCTTTAACTAGCACTCCGGAGTGCAATGGACGGAATTTTCCTGTTAGATTAGTATTGCTTATCGGCATTAATTTTACTCCTTATAGCCTTTTTAATCCTGATGGAGTTTCAAATTTAGATTTATCAACTCCTGTTATTGTTTTAGTACCCGCTACGCTACTTGCTAGACTTCCGGTTGGAGTAACTTTTTGTTCACCAGTCTCTTCTACCATTTGTGCAACGTTAGTTGCCTTTGGGGTTGGTGGCGCAATTTTCTCTTCAATTTGCTCTTGGACTGGTCGTTCTGTGGTTGCTTCTTGGTTAGGCTCCCAGTCTGCCCAGTTATCTTCAGGAATATTGTCAGCAGTTGCAACATTGCCTTCAGGGATTGGAGCCTCTTCAGGCACGGTGGTATTCATTTTATAATACTCACGCATAACATCTTCCCGTGACTTAACAATTGTTCCGTCTGCAGAAATCTCATCTCCCCTAGCGTTTACGTTCATATTTCCTAGGGCAGGTGTTAATTCATTATTTGTAAGCATTGCGCTAAAATCTACCATTTTGCCTTGTGAAGTTCTGTATTTCTTCTGTGCCATTTTAATCTCCTTAATATGCGTATATAATATTTATCGTAAAAAATCTGTGACGTCTAAATCATAGTACAGGCTATCAATCTTATGAACACCTATTAAGTATAGCACATAACTAGCTACACTACTACCTCTTCCTACGCCCCAGACAATATTATTATCGCGCATTACCTGAACCATATAACGTAGAAATTTTAACAAATCTTCTAACCCTCTATCAACATACAATAATAGTTCTTGTCCTACACGCTGACGTTGTTCATCTGTTTCACATTGATCTAGCAACCACTTAGCAATATCAAACTCTGCATGCTCTGCTGGCATATGCCATGTTTGTTGATTGCGCCTGTGATATTCTTCAGGTGTACAATCAAGCGTACCTGCTAGTTTTAACTCTGCATATCCTGTATAAAGAAGTTCGTTTGCACGATTAAACTGTTCTACGTCTTGAAAATCTAATTTAGCTAAATCTATACCTGGATTTACATATAGTGCATGCACTGCATCATCCTGTGTGTAAATCTGTCTGCTAAAAGCATCAAGCGATATCTGTTCCGTCATCGTTATCCTTTGGTTTAGTTTTTTTGCTTCTGAATGTATCTAATTGTACAACATCTCCGGGGCGAGTGTCAAACGATAGGTCAAATTTTTCCCAACCAGCTACATTTAACTTCATTCCTTGTGTGCTAAGATTAAAGAACTTAACTTTACTGTCATACCAATACTCTGCAAATGCTGGATCCTCTTCTGCAAATATATCACGTAGTGTTTCAGGATCTCCATCATTTAATCCGTGGCTGTGTTGTACTCCGCCAGCTTGATAACTTTCTAATTTTACATTTTGAACTATACATCTGCCTTCCACAATACTACTAAATTTTGTATACAAGCACATGGTTAAAATATGATCATAAGGCACATCAGGAGTTGTATGTACAACCCCAGTGCCAAGGATCGTCCCATTCATAAAATTTTTAATGTGTTCAGGACTTACAAATATACTGTTATCCAGGATACTTTGTATAAAAACTTGCACTCTGTCCACGGCCGTATTATAACTACTAAGCTCATCCGCAAATGCTGGATTGGGTTCCATAGTTACGGTTACGTCCCAGAAATTGGGAATCACCAACATGTCGTCTAGTATAAGTGTAGCACCAAATTTTTCTTTAACTGTAATCATATGTCTATAATATCATCCCAACTGCCAGTATCGCCATTTTCATCTTTAGCCTGTTGCATGACCTTTTCCATTTTTTCGTTGTTTCTGCGGCTACGTTCAGCCTGAAGATCACTCATCATCATTTGCATTTGTGGAATCACGCTAGGGCTACTCCGGTATGCAAAGTTAATTTTTTTTGCCAAGTCCTTGATGCGGGTATCTAATACATTATCTTCAAGGGCCTGCAAGTTTCCAGCAAGTGGATGGTTCATACATCACCATCTACACGATTCTCGCTATAGTGTGCATCAAACTTGCCACCAGGATAACGTGCTTCTAGTTTGTCAATATTCATTTGAATAATATCATTGGGATCTGCATTTAATGCAAAACATGCTTGCATCCAGTACCAGATGACATCACCTAGCTCGCGCTTCATATGAAAGAGCGTATCCTCATCCATAGGCTTGCCTTGGAACATACATTTCTTAATAATTTCGTTAAATTCGCCAGTTTCACTGGATAGCCCAATTCCTGCAGTTAGTAACCGTGGCATAATAGCATGTTTGGATAGTTCTCGCATAACAGGCTCAAGTGCAGAGCTTTTCTTACTCTCTTCGCTAGTAACAGCATCTACAAATTCTGCGTACTTGTGTAAATCAATGTTAGTCATAAAAACTCCTGTTAGTATGTTTATATTATACTAACAGGAGTTATTAAAATCAATATGTTTTATTATATTTTAGTACTTTAATCTTCCATTCCAGGGAAGTCATTCATACGTCGGTAATCATCAGCAAATGCCAAAAGCTCGTCATCACTGTAATCACGCATCATTTGATCAAATAAGTCTTCTTTGCTAACGCCCATGTCTATAAGTTCCATTACTGCATCTACTCCTGGGCCTTGTGTTGCTTCAGCGACTGTTGCTTGTTCATCTTTCCAGATAGCGTCAATCTTTTCTTGTAATTTTTTATAATCCATAATCTATTCCTAATATGCGCTAATTGCTGCACGTTTCCAAATTACAGTTGAACCGTCATATGTACCTGTGCAAACATAAATGTAACTTGCGTCAACTACTACCAAGCCTGCCTTATCGCCTGTTTGTCCAGTGTTAGCTGGTGTACGCTGTTCCATAATACTTCTATTACGTGTTAGATCGCTAACTGCGATTGTTGTTCCTTGGTCATCTGTTGTGAACTCAAAGATATATGTACCAACTTCATCAAAAGTAATAACTCTAGTATTGCTGTTGATACCCATCAAACTTGCTAGTCCAATAGTCACTGCACTTGGTAGTGTTAGTGTGTGCGCTACGTTTTGTACATCCAGTTCCAAACGAATGCGACCAAGTTTACCACTTGCTGGAAAGTTACTAAATGCTATTGATACACTTCCGCTTGTGGTTGCTGTGACATAAGAGCCTTCAGTATAGGCAAGGGTAACTGTACCACTAGTAGTACCTTTACTAACGCGAGTCTCACTCATGTCTCTAAGTTCAAAGTCTGTCATTAGTGCGCCAGCACCAGCATTAGAGAGGCTGGTGCCCGTTAGGGCACTTTTGAGTACTACTTTACTTTGTAGATCTTCAATTTCTGTTTTGGCATTGTTAAAGTTTGTCTTTGTGTTTGTAAAATTGTCTCGGAACCCTTGTGAATCATTATCCTGTCCTGCAATAGGAAAGGTTCCATCTATATTGTTTGCATTGATATTGCTGGCCATTTAAAATATCTCCGTGGTACTTCAGTTATTTATCTTTGTATATTATCTCTGAAAGCATTTATTCGTGGGAATTTAATCCAAACATCATTTGCATCAAGTCCTGTGTGCGTAATTGTGTCTGCGTAAAAGCGGGTGTCATTACCATCAAACGTACAAGTAATACCTGCATTGCTTAGATCAACATCCTTAACATCAATATATTCAGGTGCTCTTCCGCCTGTTGCATTGCGTTCATAATAATAAATTTTATTATCGAAAGTTACTTTTACCTGATCTCCGTTGTTAACTTCGCGAGTAAAGGTAAATGTAGTAATATTTTGTGCGTCCACACTGATAGTCCACACGCCTGCCTGTTTGTTTTGTGTAGCATTTCCTGTTAACTTATCTACATATCCAGGGATTTCTTGCTCACCTGCATATCTTCCTGCGCCGCTATTTTCATAATCATAACCTACATTGTCGTATATGTCTAATACTTCATTCCAACCATCGTTATCATTGTCGAAGTCTAACATGCCTTCGTGCTTTAACCAGATTACAGTTGTACCATTTAGCTGGGCTACATCTGTAAGTCCTGTGATCGCACCACTTGCAACAACTTCACTTGCTAATTTCTTGTTTAAACTATCAAATGTAATATTGCCAGGCACACTATGATTTACTGTTGCTACTACGTTGCTAGCAATATCTGACAAATCAAATGTTGTTTCTGCTGTTGTGCTATAACTCCGGTCTTGTTTGTCATAAAAGTTACTTAAATTATTATCAAGTACAAATCTATCTACTTCAAAACTAATATTCTTGAGATCAAATTCACTACGTTGTTTTAATCTGTATGCTGTGCGATCGCCTGTGCCTGGTTTCATATATACAATTGGTGCAGCAAGTGTCCAACCTAATACATTACCATCAGTCTGTTTGTCTTGCATCCAGTTAGGTAGTACAAATCGTTCAAGTACGCTACTACCAATTGCTGTCTTCATTCTATTACGCATATTTTGAATAGCATTGGGATAGACTTCTATTTCATTGCCCTGATCTGCATGTTGATTGCCTGTACTCGTTTTGGGCCATCCACTATCAACTGTTATAGGTTTAACTAAGTCGAACATGTCAGTAATAGACTTTTGTAATTTTAGATTTATGGTGTTGCTTGCTGGCGCTTTGTTATTAGTGGTAGGATCAATGCCCATTGCGCCATCTATTAACTCCATATAAACGATATCGTACTTTGCAACGTTGTTTTCATCATAGGATGTTGCTACTTTGATGTCTCCAAACGTCAGTGTGTTGTTAAAATGGTTTTTAGCAGTTGCTTCAATATATTTGGTTGCTTCTTTGGGTGCTAATCCAGTAGCAATGAGTGCTCTAATGTCTTTTTGTAACCCAAAGTTAAAATCTGTAGGACGATATACATCTTGCGTAGGAATATCATCGCTATTGTTAATTAGACTGGTGTATATATCCCGTTGTGCTTGTTTTGGAAGTGCACGTATATACAGGCTTTCATACGGATCCAATGTTTCTGGCAATACTTCCAAATTAAATGTATTATAAGTGTCAATTATACCGTTACTACTAAATGCTCTTACGGTGAATTTATAGGTTAGTTCAAACGTGGTAAAGTCTGCAAACTCTCCTTTATCAAACAGGGTTACATCAAATGTTGTTTCCCCAGCGTCAAACATCAGATGCTCAAAATTTACCCGACCCTGTATAAAGCCGTCTGCTGTAATTTTTAGGCCCTGAGGAATTTTACCCTCGTTACCCGTGCCTGCAAGTGTACCACTTCTTAGTTCGTATTGTACTGCTGCGCCACTTCTAATAGTTGCACGTATATCAAGTTCACTAATATCTCCGGTCCTAATAGTGCCAAGATCTGATGCAGGCCAAGTTATATTTTTATCAATGTCTCCTTCAATCGTGAGGGTGAAGTAAACAAACTCGCTTCGTATAGTTGGCTTGTCTTTTTTATAAACTTGCACTGCAAACTCATAGTTTTGAGTAGTTGTGTTTTGGATTGGAATATAACCAGTAAGCCACCCGGTTTCACTATCCAGCACAAGTCCAGGTGGTAGTTCTTGTGTTCCTCTGTCAAACAAGTCCTCATCATAAGTTGATCCAGTTGCATCAAAGCCAATTGCGGCACCAACACTTATACTATATTCAATCGGATCTCCATCAGGATCGTATCCTGTAAACTGAGTTGCAAAGAAATTGTCATGGGTAATAGTTCCAAAATCGGCAGGCTGGGTAAGTAAAGCCGGTGGTCTTTCAATACTCGAACTAGCATCAACAAGAAAGTCAATTGTGTTTTCAAGTGCTGTGTCTTTAAAGCTATCAGCAGTTATTTCATCTGTGTCTGCTGTTGCTGAATTTCTGCTAGCAACAAATAATCTGTAGTTTTTAAGATCAATATCTTTACCATCTGAAGCTTCTACGACCCATTCATAGAGCTTGCTTTCAGCAACTGTACTAAAGTCAAAGGATCCAATATCATAATTATTATTATCAAATCCTGATGTACCTGTAAGTGTTGGAGTTGGTGAAATATATCCGCTAATAAGTCCAGTGGTGCTTATCGTTAATCCTGTAGGCAATTTTCCGCTCTGCAGTCTCCAGGTTACTACGTCTCCTGGGTCCGGGTCAAATGCTGTAAGTTGCTGTTCAAAATAGTCACCGTCCCAGGATGCACCAAGATCAGTTGGTGGCGATGAATCTATAGTAGGAGCATCATTGCCAGTAACTGTTAGTTCAAATACTCTGTCTGCTACAGTGCCTTCTGTGCTATTGGTTGCACGTACAACAAATCTACTTGTTACGTTAAATGCAACTTCAACAGGCACGCCTTGTATGTAATCTTTTGCATCAGGGTAGCCTTCGCACCTACCAAACGGCGTAATACGAATACCGTTGGGCAATTTGCCGCTAATCCATTCATAGTGATCAGCGTTTCCTGCGTTTAACTGTACTTGATAGAACTCTTGCTCTACAATAGTACCCAAATTGCCGGGCGGTGTTATCCAAATAGGCGCGGTCATAGCGGTTCCTCTACTTGTGAGTATTTATCGCTATTACCAGGTTGCGTGTGCTGCCCGTTTCCATATTGCAGTACTGCCGTCATAATCTGCTAGACACTGATACTGGTAATTGGTATCAAATGCTTGATCGCCTCTTTTATCACCAGCAGCGCCCACTGCATTAGCGGGGGTATACGCTCTGGGAGCAATAGCATAGTAATTACCAGTACCATCCATTGTAAACGCACGATTAGTAGTACCACTATATTTGAATGAATAAATGTGGGCTCTGTCAGCATTAGCAGCTGGAGTTGCTGATTGTGAATCCAGACTCAAATGGTCCTGTATTACAACATTTCCTATACCAGAACTTCCTAATAGTAGCTCTTCATTTGTATTAACAGAATGTATTAAATTATCAGTAATAGTAATCCTGCCATTAGTAATATCGCCACTAAACGTAGCATCTCCAGTAACACCCAATGTTGAACTTAGTGTGGTTGCTCCAGTTACGTTAATTGTTTCGTCTACATCTAGGCTTGATCTAACAACTATTCTACCTGTTCCACTTGCATCTAACACAAGATCAGCGTTACTAACTATTGTTGAAATATTATTATTATTAATAGTAAGAGTGCTATCTATAGTAAGTTTGCTCATACTTAAACCAGCAATCCCTGGAACTGTTGTTCCTACTCTTGTTAAAAATGTATCCCAGGTATCATTATTTGTTACAGTAATGCTCTGAGGTCCAACTGAAGTTCCAATACCATTTGTGCCTAGTACTTGTATGGTTTCACCTAGCCTTGCTTGGATTGCTGTACTGTCGTCGACAGCTAAAGTAATAGGCTGATTTGTTGCTGTATCAACATAATCTTTTGTAGTTGCATGATCACCCAGTGTTGGATTAGCTAAATTATCTATAACAGCGTTTTTCACATCAATAATACCACTGCCTGGCTGGAGTTCAATATTACTGCCACTAGTAATATTATTTCCATCAATTGTTAAGTCGTTAATAATTAACTGTTCCATTGTGGTGGTTGTTCCACTATGGGTAAATCCACTATAGCTAGTTACGGCTCCGCCTACGCCTGCAAATAATACTTCGTTTGCAGATCTATTACTAATAGTAATATCACTAACAACCACTCTGCCAGTACCCAGGGTGTCTAGTGTAACATTTTCATTAGTTGTGGTGTTTGAAATACTATTACCACTAAAAGATAAGTTGCCAATAGCAAAACTTGTGGCACCAGTTATACTACTTGTGTTAACTGTATCGGCGTATACGGTTCTCCACTTTTTACTAATAGTACCAACATCGAATGTAATATCAGCATTAGGAACTAGATTACTTGTTAGATCAGCATTAATCGTAATACTATCTGAGTCACCATCTCCAACGGTAATATTGCCACCCAAGGTGATATTACCTGAGAAATCACCATCTTTGGCGTATACACTAGCCCAGCGTAACGTACTACTTCCTAAGTTGTTTGTTTCGTTACTACTTGGAACGATACTACTGTCAACTCGGGACGTAATTGTAACCGTATCGCTACTACTGTCTCCGATATCAACACTGCCATTTAGTGTGGTTGTTCCTCCGATAGTAACTGCACCAGACATTGTTGCGCTTGTACCAGATAGTGCACTGCTTAGTGTTGTAGCACCTGTAACAGCAAGAGTCTCACCAATACTGACTGTATCTAACGTTGTATTACCATCTACATCAAGTGTGCCAGTTAAGGAAGTATTGCCTGTAACGGCAAATGTTTCACTTACACTAACGGGTCCTGCCAATATAATCTGTCCGCCAACTGTTACATCAACCGTTATGCTGGAACCTGCGGTGTCTGTACCGATAGTTGTTCCGGAAAAATTTAAACCTGATAGACTAGTGCCGCCAAGCTCTGTGTAAATCTCATCAAAGTTCTCGTTAATTTTCTTGAACGCATCTCTTAGTACATCACCTGTACCATCATCTTGGTTGGTACCAATGTTTACAGTTTGTTTAGCCATTGGTCACTCCTTATGATACTGCGTAGTATGGAATTACGTATTCTGTGTCGCCAATTTTAAACTTTGCATATCCTGTTGGAGTTGCTGGTAGAGCACTGGCACCACCTGCTGCGCCTACTGTTGATTGTGTAGGAACACGCAAATTTACAGTACCAGTTCCGCTTGGATCAAGATCAATGTCACTATTAGATAATTGTGTAAATATTTTGTTACCATTCAGTGAAATATTGCTGTCCACTACTAAAAGCCCTGCTTGTAGGGTGTTAGATACAGTCGCAGTAGAGAACGTCGCCGCGCCGCCTACTGAAAGGGCCTGGCCGCCTGTGTTAATTGTATCAACATTCAAGTCGCCTGTGATATCAACACCTGCTGTAACAGTTGCAATTTTAGCACTGTTATCATAATAGAGTGTTACTGCGCCATCGTCTACAAATGTTGCCATTGTTTCAGCACCATCAGCACCACCCAGGATGTCAATTTGACTGCCCTGAATCTTCAGGTTACCTGTACCTTCGTCTACAATATAACTGTGGCTACCATCGTGGTAAATTTTAAAGTCATCTCCGTCACCCATTTGGTGTTTGAAACTATCACCCATTGTAGTGTCACTCAAGAACTGTACTTCACCAGTACCATTTGGATCTAACTGGATATTACCGTTTGTATTTTCACTGATAATTTTTTGTCCGCTAATAGCAATATTTTGTCCACTGCCTGCACCTGAAACTGCATATAGCTCTCCAAAGTTATCATTTACTTTATCGAAGGCAGTACGGAGCGGATCACCTGATCCGTCATTGGCACTACTGCCGATATTAATTGTTTGCTTGGCCATTATGTGTCCTTTCACAATGTTATATTGTATTTATATGTTAATGCAAGTAAGCCGTTTGCTAAGTACTTATATGTTAGTAAATACTTTACGAACTTTTAACACCCATACTCGTATACGGAATGGTAAATCAGAAACTGTGAAGACACTCGGTACTGATTACATATTACAGTGTGACAAATGTGGAGTTGAGTTTGCAAGATCAAGTAAACACTACAGGAATAAGACTAATACGCATTATTGCAAGGACTGCTATAGTAAGCCACTTGCACAATTAGCTAGTGCCAGAACAAGGAAGATTAATCGTTATGTTGAAAAATTCGATGCTAGTAGCGGGAAGCCTCTGGGTACTTTTAAGTTATAGTGCTCAGGCATCTCAGTTTCCAAATACTGTAAAGAGAGTAATAGACAGTGTGTGCCTAATTTCATACTCTACTAACCAAATTATTCAACCTAGCCAGTCTGATGATAAGTTTAATGATGACGGATTAAAAGGGAATCCATTTGACGAGTATCTTAAACAGAATAAATTAGGTCCCTCAAAAACTCAATCCCCTGATTCAGATGCTGGGTCAGGAACTTGTTTTATAATTAGTCACAAAGGCAAACGTTACCTCGTAACAAACCAACATGTTGCTAACGATGAGAAACATGAATACAAGATTACCTTCCATAATACTATAAAGCATTACAACGCTAGATTATATGCTAGCGATAAATTAAGCGATCTTGCTGTTGTAGAAATGAAAAGTATAGAGGGTGAGCGTCAGTTAAACTTACGGCCGCCTGTTAGCTGGGCTAATAGCAGTAATGTCCGTCAAGGAGACGATGTATTTGCTATTGGTCATCCATTAGGAATGATATGGAGTGTTAGTAAGGGTATTGTTAGTTATAATGGTAGACGCTTACAAAATACCTGGCAGAAGGTTATACAAACTGATGTTGCTATTAACCAGGGCAATAGTGGCGGTCCCTTGTTTAACATGATGGGAGAAGTTATTGGTGTCAACACCTTTATCTATACCCAGGGCAGAGGCAGTGTGGGTATTAACTTTAGTGTTGATGGCAATCTAACACAATATAATATAAACCAGTTAATAAAATACAAAGAAGTAAGACGTAGTAAACTGGGTCTCGCTTACACAATAGACAGAATTGCTGGTGTTCTTAAAATTGAAATGGTAAGAGAGGGCGGGCCAGCTGACCAGGGCGGTCTTAAAAAAGGTGATGTACTGGTGTCAATAAATGGCGTAAAAGCTAATAGTATGACAAGTGTAGGAGATGCATTAACATCTGTGCCACCAGGAACAAAAATACATGTTCAAGTTCTACGCAATGATGTTCTAATAATGAATCAAGTTATAACTGGTGGTGTAGTAGATAAAAAGGACTAGGAGATTTAGAATTAAACGTTAAAACTCTCGCCACATCCACAACTACTCTTGGATACTGGATTTCGAACTGCTAGGAAACTGCCACCTAACTCTGTAACATAATCTACTTCACTGCCCAATACATACATTTCTGCGAGCGGGTCTAGTACTAAAACATCCTCAATAGGATCGCTCCAGTTATATTCCGAATCATCTGCTAGTAGTCCCCATACATACTGAAACCCACTGCAACCACCACCCTTAACACTTAGAGTTACATAGCCGCCGTTTGCTACACTAGCTAAGTATTCTTTTGCTTTTGTCGTTACTGTTAGCATTTTTACATACTCCATTACAATCACAATCTTTTATAAATTCTGGATCGTGATATACTTCACCTTCACAACGCTCTAACCCGTGGATTCGTTTATTTTGAACACAAGCATATACGTTCATCTATTTGTGCCTATACGTTATTCGACCCTGGGTAAGATCATATGGACTTACTTCCACTGTAACCTGGTCGCCAGCCAAGATATTAATCTTATTCATTCGCATCTTACCACTAATATGTGCAACAATGTTCCTTGTTTCATCATTCTCAAGTTTTAGTTCTACTTGAAATTTACCAGCCGGATAAATCTGAAGGACTTCGCCTTCGAATTCTACATAGTTCTCTTTGGACATTCTATATCTATTTATGAGGGTTGAAGAGAAATAGGGGGACTGTTAAGCCCCCCTATTTAATCATATTAAGCAGATGCTGAAGAAGCAAGTGCACGGTAGCCGGCAGCGATAACTGCGCGGCTTGGTGTGCCTAGACGATAGAACATCTTAACACGACCCTTTGTATCTACACGCTCGTTGCAGTAGATTGGAAAGCCCTTCATGCGTAGAGCTGAGACGGTGGCACGTGGATTGCCAACGCCAAAACGTGCACGGATCTGTGCACCTGTTAGTTCATTGCCCTCTACTAGGGCAGCAAGGACACGGTCCTGCTTGGTTGCTGTTGCTGTAGTTTTCATTGATAATTCTCCTTATCGAGTTACAGTCATTTATTAGACACCACGTCTAATTAGTTGGTTAACTATTATATAGTAACATAATCTACATAAAAGTCAACCTATTCTTATATAAAATGGCGGTGCGTGAAGGATTCGAACCTTCGGAACGGAATTCACCGTTCAATGGATTAGCAATCCACCGCTTTCGACCACTCAGCCAACGCACCTTTATCCACTCAGTCACCTGACCGGAACTTGGTGACACCTTCGACGAAGGTGTCGGTTATTTGGTAGTCCTGCCCGGATTCGAACCGGGATCGCTCTCTAATCTGGAGACATCTAACCGCGTATAAGGCGGGTGTTTTACCGTTAAACTACAGGACCTTGGTGCCCACTGCCGGACTCGAACCGGCAATCCCTAAGGAGACAGATTTTAAGTCTGTTGTGTATACCTATTCCACCAAGTGGGCTATATTCTGTTAATGAGCAATCATTGCCCGGTAATCTAGAGGACCTATTCGACTGTCATCCGAACGATCACGTAACCAAACTTCCATGGAAGTAAGGTCTTCATCGTCCCATTCGCAGTAAACATCATAGGCATCTAGCTGGTTGTGTTGTTGGAGTTTTTGCTCCATTTGTTCAATCAACGCAGAGGCAAATTCTGCCCCTGCGTCAACAGCACTAGTTTCTTCTAAAGTTGGCCCTTTATACATTGTCATTGTTATAGCTAGTCATTTGATCCTTAAGAACTGCTCGAGCAGTTTTTTTGTCTGTCTTTGCGTTACGGACCACAAAGCTCACTGCCTTGTCCCAATCCAACTGCAATCCAAAAACTGCTTCGTTTGCTGCGTATTCTACTTCTGACATAGTTCCAATTCCTTATTAAGTTTTAACAACAATAGTATAATAGCATACTGAGCTAAGATGTCAACCTAATCCAGGAGCAAAAATTACAAATACATTCATTTAATTTACTCTTACCTGAATATATGCGTTCTTGGGTTTATGTTGCATCTGAATTTTGTACAACTGGCCGTGCATACGATAGTAAACCCAGTAACTGGGAGAGTGCTCAGGCGTACCTTGGTAAACCTTGCGGCAGTTATGTGTGTTTTCGTACACATATTGTTTCTTTGGATAAAGGAACCTTGTAAGGAAATGTCTGTTATCAGTTGGGTTAACAATTTGTTGTTCGTATCCGCACTTGATAGTATAATAACCGTTATTCATTTGAACTTGGTTACCATATACATTCTCAATACGTACGATAGGAACACTTGCGTATTCAGGATCACGAAGATTTTGGTCTCTGGGTACCTGAATAGGAACTCTACTACTGCCCACGGGATTAAAGGCTCCCGCAGGTGTAGAGATTAGTAATAGTGCTAACGCACTAGTGGTAAGTAGTAATTTCTTGACTATGATCCGTTGCATGGTGTGATCCTTGCTCCGTGTTAAACATTTTAATAATTGCGACTAAAGATGCTGGGGCGTCGTCTTCTGTGTACCCTTTAGGAATGAATAATCCTTGTAGATCCCCTGTATCACTGAATATAAGAGCCCAGCTAGCCTCCGCCTCTAATAACTGATCTAGTTCCCCAGATTCAGTTGTCCTCTCCTCGTCAAATTCACGAGAGAGCCTAGATTTGGCGGCCAATTAACTTTCACAGGGTTTACCAGTGACAACATCACTAACCGACCCATCCTTTGCTAATTGTTGAAAGTAAAAATAGTCTCCAACTTTAAGATCACCGACTGCGTTAAATGCATAAGATCCAGTTACTGGAGTTTTTGTAACCTGATGGCATCCTACCCAAACATATTCTGCAATCCCATTATTATTGGCTGCAATATGTCCTGGTGAGCATGCACTAGTTGCTAAGAGAGCAATTATGGCTGTTGTAGCTAAGTATGTTCTTCTCATTGTACTTCTCCTGTGAATGTAAATAAACTATAATTCTTTATTATGTTAATTGTAACACATATATACAACTTGTATACCGGGTCGGATAATGCTATCTCCTTATGGTACTAGCTTGGCCTCCGTTCCATCAGAAGGTGGTATGTTATATAGATTATCTAGTACCTCCTGCGTTACACAATAGACATTGCGTATTCCTTGCGTAGGAAATTGTTGGTTCATTAGCGTAGTAATAGTAGGTTGATTAAATCCAACAAATGTTAAACACTCATCAGCAGACTGAAACCGCGGCTCAGTAATTACATAGACTTGATCGTCAGTCGGTACATTCTGAAACATTAATACTAAAATAAAAAACCATGTCATGCACCTATTTATCGCTATTTGTTATGAAAATTGGTGCCCCCACACAGAATCGAACTGCGAATTGATGATTACAAATCAACTGTTATACCGTTTAACTATAGGGGCGGTATAAAAAATGGTGGAGCCTATCGGACTCGAACCGATCACCTATACCTTGCAAAGGTATCGCTCTCCCAGATGAGCTAAGGCCCCACTTTATAATAGTACTATATTATATATCTAACGTCAATATGTTCGTATAACTTTGTGGATTATCTTGTATAAACTTGGGCTTCCCATTCCCCAAAAAAATCCACCCAACTTGGGTGATCTACTGTAATAGGAAACTTACGACGATTAGCAAGAAGCTGCCAATATGTAGGCCGATACGGCTGTTGTATAGGTACAAAGGTATCCTTGGGCATACGGTTACCTTTTGCACCATTACAACTCTTACAACTCATTACAACGTTTTCCCAGGTGTGCCCGCCACCTTTGCTTCTAGGAATAACATGATCATAAGTTGTGTGTTTCATCTCTAGTGGCATCTCACAATACTGACATTTTCCATGATCTCTGTAGTAAACTGTATCACGTGCAAAGCGAACACTCTCACGTATTCTGCCCTGCTTGTTACGAGCTACTACAGCAGGCCAGTAGATGTCTAAACTTGGGTGTCCAATTTTACGATCATAATTAATCACACTATGCATGCTACCATTAAAGATGCGAGTAATAGCACACTCTGCAGGCACAGTATGTATAGGAAATATACTTACTGGCATATAGTTTGCATTAAGAACTAATGTACGTAAACCATTCATGTTCACGCTTTACCTATTCGACCAGTTAAGTTTACTTACAGGCTTATCACCTGTGAAGATTTTATGCTTGTTTTTATACTCTAGTTCAGCAATACGCTTTTCTAAACCTTTGGCATATCGCCAATCTAGGAAACTTATTACTAGCAAGCAAATAACTGCGATGCTTAAAAGAATAACACTTGAATATTGTAGTACGTCTATCATATCTATTTCCTTTTATTCGTGCTCGCCGCCTGGATCTCCAGCTGGTAGCTTTGTTGGCTTGCCGTTGATCCAAACTGTATTACGGCTCCTGCCGCTATGGTAACCTTTGATAAAATCAAAACTGTTTGGTGCTCTTTTCGCTGTTGCAAATGTGCCAACAGTTACTACAATACCTGCAATAAGAAGTAGATGTGCGATTACACTAATACCCCATACTGTCCAGCTACCTACACTCATTGCAAAAATTAGACACCACATCCATGCTAGTACTTGAAGTACCATATGTCTAACCTGAAGATCTTGAATGTGTCTGAGAGGATTATGATTATGATCCATGACACCGTTCCAACAATCTACTACAAACTTCTGCATATCTATCTCCTAAAAAATGGTGGGCGATATCGCCCTATAATGGAGCGGGTGATGAGATTCGAACTCACGACATTCTCGTTGGCAACCAGATGCTCTACCACTGAGCTACACCCGCAATCACTTATGCACCAATAGCACTACCAATAACTGATTTGGTATTGCCACTGAGCTTCTTTACACGCTCGAGAATAACCTGTGGGCTTGTTTCACCGTAAGGATCATCTTCTGCGTTATCCATAAAGCCTGGCTCTGCCCACTGCTCAACGATGTCGCCATCGTCAACTAGCATTGCATAACGCCAACTACGCATGCCAAAGCCTAGGTTATCTTTGTCAACTAGCATACCCATCATACGAGTGAACTTGCCACTACCGTCTGGGATAACTTCTACATGCTCTAGACCTTGTTCACGTGCCCATGCATTACATACAAAAGCATCATTCACTGTTACGCAATAGATGCGATCAATACCTTCTGCTGCAAACTCACCATATAGCTTCTCAAAGTCTGGAAGCTGATAGGTTGAGCAGGTTGGTGTGAAAGCACCAGGCAAGCTGAATACTACAACTCGAAGATTTGCGAACAAGTCTGCTGTGGTTACGTCCTCCCAACGGTATGGATTAGGACCTTCAATGCTCTCGTCACGAACGCGAGTGCGGAATGTTACATTTGGTACACTATTCATATCTGTCTCCTTGTGTGTGTTGATACTTATAAAAAGTTTGGTTGGGGAACCTGGATTCGAACCAGGATTTCAAGAGTCAAAGTCTTGCGCTCTACCGTTGAACTATTCCCCAAATTGGCGATCTCGGCAGGATTCGAACCTGCGACCCACAGCTTAGAAGGCTGTTGCTCTATCCAGCTGAGCTACGAGACCTTTCTTTAATTATATGATATTAAAACATCGTTGTCAAAGGAATATTGTATTCTTGCTGTTATAGTAGCCTGCCCGCAATATCTGCTACTGTTTCTAATTTATTAATTCTATCAATGGCAGTTCCAGCATATACATGGCCCTCACCGCCTTTTAGGCCTAACCTTAAACTATTAGAATGGTTAAACTCTGTATCGTCAATATTTTTAATAAACAACGCCTGCCTGCCATCATTGGCAAATCTAGATAAGTCTGCTTGATTACTGGTTATCATTCGTTTTTTTACATCCAGGGGTATGTTGCTTTCTGCACTACAAGCAAGGGCCGTTCCTACAGCAACGCTATGGGCACCTAAATTTAGATAGTATTCTACATCTGCCCTATCATAAACGCCTCCAGCACATATAACTGGCACACTGGTAGACTCTATCCTTTCCTGTAAACTATATGATCCACCAAACCCAAGTCCTGCTGCTTTTTCTGTTTTGTATACAACATAATCTCTGCCAATTACAGTAAAGTCTTCTGGCATAGGCGCAGGATAATTTAAAATATAAAGATAGCCTACTTGCCATTTTCTTAACACTTCCAAGCAACGTTGGTTAAATCCATCATTAGCCCGATTGCCATAGCTAACAATAACATTACTGTGGCCTCTATCGTTACAAAATTCTTCTAACGCACTGTCTAGGTTAGCAACTTGATCATCTACATCCATAAAAATACTAATACTACCTGTTATGCCCGCACGGTCACAGGCAATAGCTAGTTTTGCATCGCTTACTCCTGTCATAGGAGCGGCAATAACACGTGGTAGCTTTTTATGAGGAGCCATATTATAATTACTCTAGATCTTAAACTATGGAGCGGGTAGTCAGAATCGAACTGACATCAAAAGGTTGGAAACCTCTTATAATAGCCATTATACGATACCCGCAGTGTTAGGGTGAGTTACTGATTTTCTTGTTGATTGTTACGTAAACGTGGTCTAAATATTCTCTAATAATTGGTTTATACTGATTAAATTGTTCTGGTGACCAGGGAGTAGAGGGGTTGGGATGGAAATCCAAGTGGTCGAGTAGTTCTTTTGATCCAGCGACTGTAATGTAATCGCGGGAGTCGGCACGTTTACGCGGCATGGTCGTCTCCTAATTAAAATATTACACTTATGTTAACGTATTTACCGTCATGTGTCGATTCTTTGGATTTGAATATTTTCAACCCCCGGGACGTTGGTTAGCTCAGATGCATACGCAAATGCATCTTTCATACTATGAAATGCTATAACAAGTCCCGTGCCGGTTATAGTTAATCCACTCTCCTTGTCAAAGGTAACAGTCGCTACGTGGGACATCAGACCCTCACCACAAATTCTAGCCCAACTGAATTACAAACCCAGACGTTGGGTTTGGCTTCAAAAAATAACATAAGTGGAAGTTTGGGATTAATATCGATACTAGCCACATTATTCTTACTAATGCTTACAACAGTTCCTGACTGTGTCTGCCCTGTATCCTCGCAGACGACTGTTACGGTTTTACCTATGTTCATTACATGCTCCAATAAGTTTCTGAACTGGGCGACAGATGCAGAGGAGTATTAACACTCTCCCGGTACTTCTTGCCCGTCATCAGGTTGGTCTTTTCAACCTGCTGCTCAATGAGGCTATACAGGTCAACATCAACAATACCGTATTCATCTGTATTGTAGCCCATGCGACCCATGCGAGTGCGGAACGCTTTGGCAGCACCCAAGCTCTTCCAAGTCTTCTTACCCTTCTTATTCTGCATAATCTGGGACGTTTCAAGGTTGTAAACGTAAAACATTATGCTGCCCTCCGAGCGATGTCATCATCAAGCATCTGTTTGAAACCTTCCTGAGTCATCGGATAACCACGCATCTTCAGTATCTTTGCAACCTTGGGACTTACATAACCCTTAGTTTCGAGAACCTTCAGAGGAGGATTGCAAGTAAGATTGGCAAAGTATTCCTCAACGGTGAAGTTCTCACGAAGGAACTTCTTGAACGAGACCATACCACCATACTTGAACCGAGCTACGAACTTACCATCATACTTGAGGTACATACCATCGTAGTTGAACCGTTTGTTATCGAACTTGCTCATTGCTTACTCCTCATTTCCTATATATGTATATTAGCACATATAGGGTTAGAGTCAACCAAAAGAGATAAAAAAGTGCTGCAAAAAATGCAGCACTTTTAATGGGTTAGCTATTATAGCCTATAATAGCTATTAATAGCGTTGTTTTTGAAATGCTTTAAGACGTAACATTTGATCTTTGTGTTTTAATTTTAATGTGCGCTGTAGTTTTTGCGTATAAGGTGCTACAGTAAACGCATCCTCCCCAAATTCCTGTTGCATTTTTGGAACATCTAAGGGCGTTAAACGCTGTGAGGTGTACAGATAGGTGAGACCCGGTTCCGTTACAAGAAAATCTTTGCTAGACATGTTGTGTATGCTCCTCTGTTAACAACTTGTATATACTAGCATATCATAGCATCCCGTCAACCGTTTTAGGCTATTTTTTGCATATTTTTTTATTTTTAATCCTCACGTTCGCCTGTTCCGTAGTCAATTACTACTGGGAAGCGAGGTACGCCATCGTTTGATAGTTCAAAAAACCTGCAAGTTACCCAAGTAGGCTTGATCTCAGCCTCGAGTAACTGCTTTAATTGCGCTTGCGAGCCCCTTACGCCGCTACTAAATGTGCGGCCGTCTCCAAGTTCTAGAACAAATCGTTTAGCATAGCCTGTCCATGCTCCCTGCCCTTCTTCAACGCTCACTACTGCAAACTCTTGTGTAGTGAACTCTTTGCGCTTGAGCAAGCTCTTGCTACGCTTGCACTGGTATACAGCGTCCTGACGGATCATCTGACCTTCATACCCAGCCTGTGTGTATTCTCCGTACATACTATCAATGTCTGCTGGTGTATCACACTTTCTGGTCTCAACCAGCACAACTTTATCAACAGCCACATTACTCGACAACCACATAGCACGTTCCATGAACAGCAAATCTGGCTTACTGTGGTCGTACATGTCATAAACGTGGTATTCAACCAGCTCTGCACTCTCCGCAATCTCTTCTGGACGACATTTTACTTTGCGTACCAGGCTAACGATTTTCTCAAAATTTGCTTTAAGTTCGTGATTATAAAGCTCACCGTCTAGGACAATGCTAGGGTTGGCTTGGATAATGTGCTTAACGCCTTCCCAGATATGCGGGCAACTGTTGATGGGCTTGCCACTGCGAGTGTGCATGCCATTCTTATCAATTACACAACGGATACCATCTAACTTGGGTTGCGTGTATCCGCTATCCACTGGGGTTTTTGTAAAGTCATGTGCCAGCATGGGCTTAAACAGTTCATAACTATCAATATCCGCCACGCTTGTAAAGTACTCTTTGTCTGCTTTTTTAGTCCATTGTGCCTGAGCTTCAAATTCTGCTTGAGTTTTGGCCGTGGTAGCATTTGAGCGACCCACATTTTTAGCCTGTGATAGATTCCACACGCTTGTGACTTTCTCACCCTCTACTAGACCGCTGATGCTACGGATACCAGCCACGTCATCATTATCATATCCAACTTCCACAGTCCAAATACGAACCTGGTCTTTTGAATCTCTTTTATAAAGTGACTGTAATGCTGAAACGTTTTTCATATTAGACGTTCTCCTTTTAGTGGGCAATATATCCAAATGGGCGGGCGTGTTGGGCGATACGCTCGAACGCAACCCCATGGTTAACTTTTAAGCTATTCGTAATCTGAAAGAGGTGGATCATTTCGTGTGCAAGAGTGTTCATAAAGTCTGCCCTAGTAGGGAACTCATCTGTCATGCCCAGTACTATCTCGCCATCTTCGTCCACGCAGTATCCCCATTCGGTATCCAAAAACTCGACTTCAACGGAGTCAATATCTTCAAACGCAAGGAGACCGTCAAAAACCTCTTGATTTATCTTTTCAAAACACTTGGAGAGCTTGTTTTCTGTAACTTTGTACATATGTTACCGCCTGGGTTTTCCTAATTATACCTTATAATAGCACGTCCTGGTCAGATGTCTACCGTTTTTGGATAAAAATATTAAGAATATCTTACATTTCTTGTCAGAACCGGTAGACATCTGACCAGACCGTGTTATTACCCAGTATAATCGGAAATAAAACAGGGGGGAATTAAATTCCCCCCTGTGAGTTAGTAGCTTCTAGTTTTTTATAGGGACTGCATGCCCTAGACAATGTTCTTGATCGGGCATTGCCACCCCAAACGTTTCATCGTTCATTCAATCTCTGGTCCTCTAAGAAGCATCCTTATTTACAGTAGTATTAGAATGTGATTGAAATACCAACTCGTGATGTGTGGTCACCGGAATCAATATCATACTCTACGTTGCCAAATGCAACAGCATTGCTGCTGATTTTATAAGCAACTTCGCCAATAGCATTACCGTCATCTGCGTCTGCATCTGTCATATTATAACCGCCAGTAAGTGTCATCTTCTTTGACATATCATAGCTAACTGCTAGCTCAATACCACGTGTAACGCCAGTACTGTCATCGCCCCATACTAGTGCGTCTGAGAGACTTGTGTCTGCACCTGCATCTTTAATTGTGTAGCTTGCGCCCATGCCAATCTTACCAAACTTGTTGCTATAGCCTACGCCATAGTAGTTTTCGTCTGCATTTGCGTCCTTGCCTACTGCAACGCCAAGACCCATGAATCCAGCACCAATCTGCCAACGATCAACGTTGTCGTTACCAGCATCGCCGTCAGCCATAGCTGCTAGAGCACCAACATCAACTCCGCCAATAGTATTCGTGTACTTGATGCTATTACGCTGATAAAATGACATCTTCTGGACACTGTTGTTGCCAGCACTATAGAATTTGTCTGCCTTGTCAACAAATCCTTCCTGAATACTTATCTGCTTGCCTAGGCTGATGTTACCAATCTTTGGAAGTGACACGCCAACATAACCAAAACGTGTGGTTACATTGTCTGATGCTCCGTTAACGTCAACGTTTGCACTTAGTTCGCCAAATACGCCAACTGCGCCAGCCTGACCATTGACCTTGAAACCAAACTTTGTGGAATCTGACTTAATTTCAGCATCTACGTTGTCCTTACTGGATACTTCTCCATATGCACGGACTTCACCAAATGCCTTGACGTCCCAAGTGTTTACAGGATCAGACTTCTTGTCTTCAGCCAATGCCGCGGTGCTAGCAAGAGCCATGATGGCACCTGCAATAATACTTTGTTTAATCATTATTTAACCTTTCTGGGTTGTTATTTCTTTTGGTTTACAAAATCGTAAAATTTTTCTGCATGTTCTAGAACTTGGCTTATGCCGGGCACATTTGGTAATTCTACCTTAGTAACCACTTGGTCTCCATCTCGTTCTACCTTTGCATGATATTCACCAAACTTATGCTCATATTCTTGCCAAATCTGATCCTTAGCCATCCCTAATAGCTCAGTACGAATTTCATAACCGTTTTTGTTTACATTAACTTGTGGTGCTAACGACTTCAGTGCGTCGGCCCATTCTTGAGGGGTTTTAAACATATTTAATATTCCTTGTGTGTGAGTGTGTTGCCGAGCATCTAGCACGGCATTTTTTACTATACTAATACTATACTATAGCAGGGTATTTATCGTAAATCAATATAAATCTTTAGGAAAAATACGTATTTAAGTTACAGATCAAGCCAGTCACAACCTTTATCTATTACTCTAAATACTATCCTGAATCCTAGTATTACAAGGTATACTAGATAAACGATTATTAATATAGCAAAAATTTCAGCCATGATAAACACTCACATCAGATCCTGTCATGCTGTTGTAAAATCCAATACTAGCCAGTTGCTTGTGTTTGCTCTCACACATTATGTCAAAGTCCTTGGTAAAAGTCCATGCCCATTCGTTTACTGCTGTATTCCAGTAAGTGTCAGAATGTGCTCTTAGTTTTCCTTTTTTGTATCCTTCGGAAAGTAGAGTGTCCATGGCCGGCCGTTCTCCTTGTTTATGTGTTGGGAGATAATCCCACCTAGATACACTATAGTGGCAAACAGGCCTAACACCCCGCCAACTATCAATAACTCTTTTAACACGATCGTCGTCTCTTTCTATGTATTCACCTTCTCTACACCAGTGATGGTGTATGTCTAGTACTAGTGCACAATCTTTGGCCAGTTCTAGACTACTATCGATACCCCACTTGTTTTCGTCGTTTTCAATTGTAATGGAGTTTCTTGCTTCAGGCGAGAGTTTTTTAAGTGCGTCTTTGATACCGGCTGGACCTCTCTTGCCTGCGATGTGGACGTTACACTTGAAATCCTGGAAGGTCTTTCCATAACCCATCCACCTGAGCATATCTGCATGATATTCAAACTCCTCTATACTACGGCCAGCAATGTCTGGATTATCAGATGCGAGAACAGTAAACTGACCAGGATGAAAAGACAGGCGTACATCAAGACTCCTTGCAACTGCACCCACTTTAGCAAACTCTCGTTCGCAGTACTCTCTGACATCCGGTTTCTTCCAATAATAACACCAATCTGACTCAGTATAAGCAGGCAAAATATTGGAGCCAATTCTAACCATTCGTAAGTCATCAGGCAATCCTCCTACATATTTAATAAGTTTTTCCATACCTTTGATATTATGGACCATAATGTCCCACAATTTTTCCTCTGCAACATCTCTGGTCTGTCTGTTTAACCAGGTAATAGTCGTAGAGCGTTCATTGTAGGGGCGTTCGATTTCCTCAAGCAGTCGTTTACTCAAACTGCGATCAGGATGCCAGTATTTGCATGCAAAGCCTATTCTCATATAACTATAATAACATGTATTGTGATAGTGTCAACCTAATCGTAGATCCAACCCAAATCTAATTGTTTGTGTATCCAAGTGTACACAGGGCTAGTAAAATGCATTTGCCAGGGTCCAGGCCAGCAGATATAATTATGTGCAGTCAGTGGTTCTCTGTCCACTGGATTATACACACTGTTGTAAATGAACTGATAGTCTTCAATATCCATAACCCTTATATTATTAACAATTACAGCCATAGTGGGATCATTACGATGTTTGTTTATTAGTTCTATCTCAAATGTATAACTGCCGGCAGGTAAACTCTGTTTGTGCACCAAAGTTTTAGGTTTGTCTATGGTTAATTCACTAGTGTCTAATCCACTTATGCCATAGCGTACTCTGGGATCGTTAAACCCTTGTACTGGTTCTATATCTATTTCTATTCTAAATTCATGCATTGTTCGAACTCAGGATACAAGTCTTTCATGTTTAGATTGTAGACACTGTCCCATTTTTTACAGTGAGCTTTTAATTCAGACAATTTATCCAGACTATCCTGGGATTCAGGAGTATCTAAAAGATTTAATGCTTGTCTGATGTAGATTGCAATAATATCAGACAGTCTATTAATGTTACTCTCGTTGATGTCTTGTTTAATATCCATATCCAAATCATAGTCTTCTATTAATTGCATGTATGGTTTTTTATATTCTTGCTTAATACTATCTGGCAAATGCTTTACCATCATAAATTCGGGACGCACAAGTGGATTAGACTTCATAAGCATCTGATTTTCTAAACAATATCTTAACAATGTGTGGAATGTGCCTATGCTTAGATTACTAATTACAGGCCTGACTGTGACAGCAACACGATCGTTGTCTGCTATTTGTTTGTATTTTTGTATATTCTCTAGGACATGTTCTATATTACTGCCCTGCCTTATGTAATCGTTATGCCTGGTAACTGTTTCTATACTACATTCTAATCCTACGCGATTAAACTCTAACAATAAATCTAATAACTCTGAATCCCAGTTCGTACAGTTGCTTACAAAACTTACATTAATATCATGTCTGCCATGATGGATTAAAAATTTAAGCAGTTGTTTAAATCTAGGTTGTATTGTAGTTTCGCCTCCCATAAAGTGCAGGTTTTTTATTGGTATATCCAGTAGTTCATTACAAAAACGATCCCATACAGTTTGATCTTTAGTCCAGTCTACACCCAGATAAGGTCTGGCAGACTCGTCTCCCCAGATCACATTTTGTTTTGCAATTGTACTACTGGCTCCACTCCAACACATTTTACAAGCAAGGTTACAATAATTTCCCAGATCTACATGAAAGTCCACAGGCACACTAGGTAGCTGATTTTCAAATTTTGGTAGATTAGGACTTTGTTGATAACTCTCTGTAAAGTTATTCTGAAAGATTACACTTTTTTGTAATTGTTTGTGACGTCTGCTTGTGCCAGTGTTTGTTTGTTCTACATAGCATCTTTCGCAATTGCTAAGTTTTTCATTGCCGAACAGTTTATTTTTAAATTCTGACAGTACACTAGTATTATACCAGTCCCGAATGCTCATGGTTCTGATATTGTATTCAGTCTGCTGATCATAACCTGAGTGCGTTATTTTATGTCTTTCGGCACAACAGATACCATAGTCTCCGTTCCAATATATTTGGATTTCGAACCAGGGACTGTTACAAAATATATCTTTGTTGGGTATCATAAAGTTTTCATTCCTGGTATGCGAGTATATAAGTGTACATTTTTACACTTGTGCCATTCACTGGGAATACGCCAGCCCTTTGGCACATAATAATCAAATCTGACGGTTGGATATGTACTAAACATACGCTCAAACTGAGGGATCCAATGACTGGGATCAACGGCTGTATACTCACTTGACTCGTAATTATTACTATCTTTGTATATGTTATTGTGTTTGCCAGTTGAACTAAACAAATCAAATCCAACGATTACTAAATGTTGGTGACCGTCAGTAAGTGCTAGCCATACACTGTGCAATCCACTGCCACACTGAAAATGCTTTTCCCATTTTTGTTCTTCTGGCCAGGAAAAGGCTGGCAACTCATGCACGTTCATTTGTGTAAAGTCATCAACCCATTCAGGTCTGGTGTATATAGGACCCAGATATTCTCCATCCTGAGCTTCGTAAACCATACGTTTATCACAGCATACTAGATGTTCAGGGTGATGGTCTCTGTGTAGGGCATTGCTACCATATGTGGTGCCTTCAAGACTGTCTATGTCTAAACCAGCACGGCTTTCACCGTTGCCTATTACATACGCTGTCATTCTATTATACCAAAACTACTCCAACGGTTACCATCTATGCATACCCAACCAATTGGTTGGCCATTTTGTGGCTTAGTGTTTAACCTAATGTCACCTTGTTTGGCGGCATCTCCAGGTACCTCTGCACTGGTACTAATAGTTCTTCCACAAAGGTTGAGTTTGTTTATTTCTACCTCACCCACTGGAGTAATCCTGATACCCACGTTATTATTACTGCCTATGTTAACTGCCTGCCTACGGCGGGTACCAATGTAACCTTCCTGACTTGCGTGTTTGCCAATCACAACTTCTGCTTCCTGATCCCATACAGTTAGGGCATCGCTAGGCTCCATTGTGTTTATACCAACACGCTTATTTCCTGGAGTGGTATAAAGGACTCCACTAAGGTATGATTCTCCACTAACATCAAGCTCTTTTAATTGTGTTGAACGTTTAATATCACCGCGGATTTTATTTACTTGTTCATCAAATTTTACTGCAATTTTATTAATGTCTACACTGTAATCATGCTGCCTTACGTTTTGCTCAACGTGTTTAGCAATAGCGCCAATCCATGGCTGGTCGGTATTCTTTAGATGTAGATTAGTAACAGTCATGTTCTCTGCTTCTACGTGCTTGCTAACTAACGTTGTTTCAACTACTACCGCGTCGTTCATTACAGTAAGGTTAACCCTGTCACTAATATCTTCTATGCCTGGATTGGGGTTGGGAAGATTGCTAATAAGCTGACTATCAATACTATAGTTTTCCCAGTTAATACTCTTAGCGGGTATACTTGATTCAGGAAAACTAAAACTACGCACCAACTGTTCTATGGTTTGCAATAGTATTGAATCAACTCTCTCTCTAACTAGTTTTTGTATAGCAGGAATTTGTGTGTTAATAGTAGTTTGAACTTGTTTTTCAATTAAATTAATGACTTCCCCATTAACGTTTAAACCACTAACACTAGTTAATATTTGGTCACCTACAAAAGACTTGAAGTTAGGATTATCTAGTCTTCGTTGTAGATATTGGGTTACACTGCCAGAAATATCAGATTCTTCGACTGCCTGGCTAACACGTTCTTTGAGCAGATCATTTACCTGTTCATTGACTGCTTGTTGGATTTTGTCCATATTGCTCCTTGTTAGAAGCTGATGTACACTATATATTCAAAGGATTTGGAAAATAAAGGTTTGTACATTAACTTCTTGTCTACTTGAAAATCTTTTGCGCCGGCATCACTACTAAATTTTGCTAGCTGTTTGAAGTACATTGTCCTATATTGTACAGGATCGATAACTGTTAGCTCGTTATTTTGTATAATATAATTTTTTTGTGTCCATGCCTGTCTATCTCGATGATTCCATTCACGCTGTCTAACTATTATACAGTTTCCAGCATCACTTTTCAAGTCAAAAATTTCCTCAAAAAATCTATCCCTTGGGTTCATATTTTTGTAGTCTTTTACGCTTGTATAGAATCCCTTTGTTGCGAGTTTTGGCATTAAATTAATTTTGTCAATTTGCTGTTGTTCTGTCTGTGCTCGACATAACCATTCATCAACGGCAATTACGTAATCATATTTAACTCCACTTAGTATAATATCAGCAACTGTACCTGACAAATTAGTAAGATTCTTGTGTTCAGCATTGATGCCCTCTACACAGCTTACATTAAAGCCTAGATTTGCTAGCCCATGTGCAGCCACGCTTTCGCCAATAACCAAATATGTTGCCTGATCAGAAACTAGATGTGTCTGTTGGCATGATGTAATTAGAGTTGTTGCTTTAGTGTCTGCTAGGACTCCAAATGTTTTATTGGTTACGACTTGGTTTAATAGGTGTGTTATCAAAATATATTCTCTACTGTATTATTACTGGTATTTACCTATTGATCTCGTACCAAATCTAAAGTTACACAATGATGACCGCCACCCAGGGTCCTAGAATGTGTTAAATCGATTCCTTCGCTGGAAACGCCGTGGCTATCCAGTTGTCTACGTAGATTTTCCTGTTTAGGATCCAGTACTACTAGTTGAGGATTGACAACTAAAAAATTCATACCGATCCAATTGCTTGCATATGGATAGTTTATAAATGGCTGGTGTTCCATTTCATGCACCCAGATCTTATCCCAACCATTGAGACATTCCGGCACTGTGTCTGTATCGAGTCTACTGGCGTTTAACACAACCAACCCTTCTCTAACCGGGCAGATAGTGCTATCTATGTGTACACCACTATAACCATCCATTAGCCAAACCCGTTTATCTGGAAAGTATTCCTGTAGCCACTGTGCGCCTGCTAGATCTCCGCTACTACTAATTAAATAAATTAAATCGTCATTTAATCTACAAACGTTAGCGGCGTCCCAGCGTCCCTGTGCTTGAATAAATTCAGTGTCTAAAAATTTATAGGCTTGGATTTCCTGGTCTCTGCAACCGTATGCCATTGGAGCATCTATAACAGTATCGCCTACTACTAGTAGTCTATCCCTTGGACAATAATTATAAAAGCCATCTGTGCTTTGAAAATCTATGTCATCTGGCCTATAAACCTGTATGTCTAACTTACGTAGGTAATCAGTTAACTGTTGTAAATCATGATTAGCTTGTGTTATAATAGTATTACTAACTGGTCCGCTAGGCACTGGGGTTTCTTGCCATAACGTCGTTTGTTCTTGTTGTCTAAAATCAGGACAATTTACTGGCCAATTAGCGTTAGTTGCTGATCCCACAATTATGGATTTTAATGGATCCCATTCGTTGTTACTAAATATACGCATATAACTACTTACCATGAATGAATTTCAACATATAAATTTTAAATTGTCTGACTTGTTTGACAGCAATGATAATCGACTCTATATCTTTCCCAATGGGCTCCGACATGATCCTAAGGATATATCTTTAAGAGATGTTAAGCCCACTCTTTCTACTATACCAGATGAACACTGTGTCATGCATGATTCCCTTGGACGTGGCCAGCGGAAATATGACAATGTCCGTATAATAAACCACAGCTGGGAACCTTTGGAATTAGAGTTAGATGCTTATTTTTGGGACATACAAAATAAAGAATTATTAACTAAATACCATCCTGAATATATTAAATATAAACATATTGGATATAATAATTTACTTGTATTACACAGTGAGCATAGTAAGTCAGCAGATCAGTTTGACAATAGCATACACTGGTTCGCTAACGGATATCTATGTGCAGAGCACTGGTATAGATTATACAAGGACATACGAATTGTTGCAGACTATCGCCCAATATTAACACGCTGGATATGTGCTAACAGACTTATAGATAATAAACGAGAGTATCGCATAAAATTTTTAAACTTGTTAGATACTGGTACTGGAACTTACAGTTTACCTGACAACGATCCGCAAACTCAGCGCACGCCTAATGAAATATTTCCAGATAATAGTGTGTTACCTAGTCAATTTGATGACGGTGCTAACAGCAGTGCATGGATAATAGTTAACCAGGATACTCCGATCAACAGTGCGTTTCTACACGTCGTAACAGAGACTGTCATGGATAGAATTCACTTAACTGAAAAGATATTTAAGCCAGTCGTACTAAAACAACCCTTTGTACTAGTTGGGGGTACTGGTTGTTTAAAATATTTACAGAGTTATGGATTTAAGACGTTTGACAACTGGTGGAGTGAGGACTACGACAGCATTATAGATGATCAAGAACGTATGCAAGCCTGTGCTGATATTGTTAATTGGATTGGCACCAAAGATATATCAGAGTTAGAGCAAATGCGAAATACTATGAAAGAAGTATTAAATTATAATTATAATTGGTTCTATAACGGATTTAGTAAAAATTGCTGGGATGAATTATTACTTAATATTTCTAATAGCGTCGCCGGTTACTGTAGCAATCGAGACTAATTCTTTATCACCATTTTTATCTTGCCGGGTAGCAACATACCCATCACGTTCTAAATCATCTAGAACTGATGCAACGACACCTTCTATTAATCTTTGTCTGTTAAAATGTTTGCCTGCATAAAAGCTAACTAGTAGTGCCCCTGTTGCGAGCAATGTATGTAATATTGGATCCATATTAATACTTATTATATTGGATCATATAATTTTTTAACCAGACCTTGTTTGTTTGTAGGACATTGCTCCTGGGATCGTCCATGGAGTCTTCAAGCATATTAAAAGTTTTTTCATACTTATTTGCATTTCCAAACAATTTTTTAGGCGGAGTCTTAAAATTCCATACATCGTCTAGTATTTCATAGCTGGGAATTTTATAGGCGTTAGCGATTACGTCTTCGTTAGATAACGAAAGAGCAGCAGACACTAATTTTTCGTTCTTGTATGGCTTAACATAATGTTTGCCTGTTAACAATTCATTCACAGCATAGTCCCTACACATTGTTAATCTCTTAATCACACGCTCGTACCTGGAGTAATTAAATAAGTTTTCTATACTTTGCTTTGTCAGTTGATTAAAATTATAGTTCACATATTTTCCATATATTTTATTATAGTTTTTGAACTGGGTTTGATCACTAGCGGAGTTATATATGGCCAAAGGTATCATATCTAAAGTTACTTCGACTTCATGTCCTGTTAATACATATTTGTATTCCGAGTACATTGGGTCTTTTAAAATATTATAGTACCGAACCGGGCCAATGGCGCCTACGTTTTGGAAAGATGGATTTAAATGAAAGTAACGATAATAATCTTGGTCCGGCACCAATGGGTCGTAGTTGTCAATAATTTCTACATCGATGTTGTACTGGTCTCTTATCCTGCATATGTCTTCAATCTCATCTTTATTATACAACGATGCCACATATATGCACTTTAATTTTATGTTTAATTCTAAACAAATGTGTAGTAATAGAAGACTATCTACGCCGCATGAGAGAAATAAGATAGCTTTTTGATTAGATAACGGTTTTAATTTTTTGGTTAAAATATCCAACATATCAGATTTTAAATCGGATAAATTATAATTTTCAATAGTATTAATTTTAGGAGTTGTGTAATCACAAACAACTCCTTCTAAAAATTGAATCTGACTAGGGTCAAATTGGCTAAAAAGTAAGTTATATAGATCATGATCAAATTGATTTGTGAGTACTTTACGAATGTATTCATCGGTAGGTCTCCTCTTCAATTTTGCAAAATCAATTAAAAAATTACTCTTATATCCTGTTTCCTGATCAATAAACATAGGATAATGGTTAAAGATGTCAGGCATCATCCTCGCCTCATCTTTGCAATTTCTTCGGCTTGTTTTTTACCTCTAACAGGAACTGCATTAGATTTATGCATCTGCGCAATACCGATAATCTCAGTTCCAGTATAAATCTTCTGTTGTTTCTTTGCCATAGAAGAATTATACATAATTGTACTGGTGGGCCCGGAGGGATTTGAACCCCCGACATGACCGTTATGAGCGGTCCGTTCTAACCGGACTGAACTACGGGCCCTATTTTGTTTACGTTGATCTGGGTGCACACCCATTTTACGTAGATATTTTTCATGCTCTGCTTCAGCAGCAAGAAGTGATTTAGTTTTGTTTTTAGACTTACGTTTGCGAGTACTCGTAGTAGTAAACTCTGGTCCCAATAAATGCATAGTCATTATATATAACTCCATTTTAGACAAAAATATGCAAGATCATCTAAACTGCCAATTCTTACACGCACACCAACGTGTAATATATCACCAGGATTACAACTCCAGGGCCCAACTAAGTGTGCGTCGCACCAGGACTGTACATCAGTATAATGGTCCATTGCTTTATTATACTGAGTATCGCTTACTGAATACCCAGGAGTTCCTGCAAAAGGAAGATATAGTTGACTCATTGTTATACCGTCTGGATAAAGTGCCACAACAATCAACAGATACTCCTCTTAGAGGTGAAAGATATTATAGTGTAGCCCCCGCCTAACGCTCACTACCCGATAGCCTAGTGCTATCCTACTCCGCGGTGAATCTAACCTGCCTTCTGAATGTCCTTAAGTGCTCTCTTAGCTACACGATATGAAATACGTGCTTGATTGCGTAGTGCACCGCGATATTCGCTAGATTTACGTGACCCACGTTCTTTAGGGTCTACGTACCAGCGATCCATAAAATCACTGACTTTATTAAACTTTTCTTCAAAAATGTGTCCGTTGCCTTGATACATTGTGTCCTCGTTTTCAACAATATGTATATTATATACTATGTACAGTAAGAGTCAACCTAATATCTTATCTAATAAAAATTTTCTTACTGCTAGTCCGTTTGACATTTGTTCAAAATATTTGGCTCTAGGGTCTGTGTCAAACCAATTGGGTAGTTCATCAACACGAGGCAAGGGGTGCATTACAATACTGTTTGGTGGCAAGTTTTCTGCATCCAGTCTTGTAAAGGCATAATTTCCCCGTGCACCCCTTTCCCGTTGTACTCTAGTCATGTATAGAACATCTGTTGACATAGCAATATTAGCAGTAAGTTCTACACTTTCAAGATAGCGTTCTTTGTAAAATTTCTTGGGTAACTTTAAATCTATTGGCCCTATTAAATTAATTTTAGTATCAAATAAGTCTAGTGCTTGGACCAGACTGTGAATGGTACGACCATATTTGTGATCTCCCATTAGTGTTACTATTAGTCCATCTAGTCTACCATAATGTTTATAGATAGTGTATAGGTCTAATAGTGTTTGTGTGGGGTGTTCGCCCACACCGTCACCTGCATTTATTACAGGGACTGTGCTAACTTGGGCAGCACGTTTGGCGGCACCTTCTTCCGGATGCCTTAACACTATACAGTGCACAAAACTTGCAAGTGTGCGAATAGTATCTTCTAGAGTTTCACCCTTTGCTACGCTGGAATACTGTACATTATTAATGCTTAGTACTTCGTGACCTAAATATGTGGCCGCTGCATAGAAACTTGAACTAGTTCTTGTACTAGGCTCATAAAATAGGTTAGCGATAAGTTTCTTTTTATTGGGTATAAAACGCTTTAAATTTTGATCATCAAATGTACTGATCGTATCTAGAAGATTGAGTATATCGTGTTTGTTATATATCGATAGAGTTATAAAACTACTACCTTTGGATAACACCGTTCCACTCCTCAGGTAGTTCCTTATCTTTAATATCTTGAATGCGGGAATAAAGTTCTGTGTAGAAACTATTCATGTGTCCTCCCCAGCGTTTCATGACATGATCAATCATTTGCTCACAAAATTCAAAATTACCTTTGTGCCAATTTTCAATTAATTTAGCATGATTGTCCTCCCAAAGAGCAAGTTCTGGCATTTCTCCAAGAGGAATGTCACTAGCGTCTAAAACACAATAACTTTTATGGTTTTCATCACTGATACAAAATGTGTCAAGCTCAAGGGTAATATATTTGTCCTTAACTTGATTATATGCGTCTTCGCCTAGTATAATATTCATAGTATTATTATATTACCTTTTATGATACTTAGCAATAAATATCTGCATGGAACTAACTTTTCTTCTTGCGCTACTATGGAAACATGCTGTAGTAGATATAGGCATTCAACGCCTTCAAGGCAACCTTCACAAATACAATTATCGTAGTAAACGTGCTCAACAGCATTATGGTGCACATGGTATTGCTACCTTTTTGGTTGCACTGTTTTTTGTAGGACCAATCACAGCACTTATAGCAGGTGTATTTGATTGGATCGCACACTGGCATATAGACTATACAAAAAGCAACACTATGATGCGCTTTGAAATCAATAGTACGAATCAAGCATATTGGTGGATGCTTACACTAGATCAAATGTTACATTTCCTAACCTACTATCTGATTATCCTCCTTGTTTAACTAAATACAGTTGGAGCAAGTAACGTCCTAGTACTAGGATGTCGAGGAGTTGAGATGGAAATCTTTAAGCTAATAGCTGAGGTGGGCTTTCCTATCGCGGCAGCATGTGCAGCCGGTTATTTTGTATTTTTATCAGTAAAATTTATTTTAAGTTCAGTTGAAGGCAGTATCAATGGTATGAAAAATATCATTGGTTCCTTAGACAATCGTGTTCAAACTATGAATCATGACGTGATTCGTATTGACACTCTGATGAGCAATGCTTTTGGAGTGCGGCCCGACATGGAACGTATTGCTCGTGCCGATGGTAAAAATGATGCAAGGAGAGACTAATGACTGTATGGATAGATTATACCATTGAAACAAACCCCAATGGCGATATTCACATTAAGGGTGATACTGAAACAGAACTTCTTGATAAAGGACTATTTCAAAAAGATGATATTTTCATAGTCAACAGTAAAGGGGTTCTAGTTAAATCAGAACCACTAATGAAAGTTATGAAGGACGCCTATAAATCATGGACGTAGCACAGTTAATTAAAGATTTTGGGTTTCCAGTTGTAGCCGCAGTCGGTCTTGGATATTTTGTTTTCTACGTGTGGAAGTGGAGCACCACTGTAGTTAAACCTATTATTGGAGAAGCTAACGGCACTCTTATTGCGCTTATTGATAGAATAAGAATGTTAGATAACGACCTAATACGCTTGAATCAAAAATTGAATTTAATTCTAGAATATCAAGAAAAACAGAGATTACATAAGATGGATTATCTGGAGGAGGAAGAGGAGCAAAAACGTGAGGTACCTAAGCAAAACAGAAAAAAGACACTGGGATAATATAGCAAAACAATTTCCCTATCAATACAACTCCATAGATATGGCTATTGCACTTTGCGGAGGAGTGCTGATAGGTTTAATGGTTGGAGTATTGTTTGGTTACGGATTAGGGCTACCAGACTTTAGTAATATGCCAATCACCTA